CTTCCTCCGCGCTGCCGATGGCGAACTGGGGAAATCCACGCCCGGAGAGTTCGGAAGGAAACTCCTCCCGACTCCGCAGTGACACGGCGCCCGCTCGATGGTCCTCGCCGACGAACTCCTGGGTAACCGGATCCAACTCGCACTCCCGATCCGTGCGGGTCTCCTCCCACACCCAGTGGGCGCCGTCCGGCACGTACTTCCCGTCTCGCCTCGACGCCTCGTGGGCCACGGCCGCATCCTCATCCAGGCACCGCACCAGGAACGCCAGGTGCGCCTCCATGCACTCGCTCACGCCGGGCTCCCATCTGCATTCGTCACTAGGCGGTAGCCGTTGGGGGTGGGGCGCATCCGGTCCAACTGAATGCGGGTGGCCGTACCGTGCCCGACGCTCGCCGGCAGCACATAGGCGTAGCCGACGGTGCACGCGACCACCCGCACCTTGCGCCCCTCGGAACGCTTGTCGCAGTCCGCCCAAATCTGACCGGACTCGACCTTGACGCTCTGGATCTTGCTCACTTTTTCCACTCCCTCATGCCCCTGGAGTCGAGCGACTTGAGCGCCTTCGTGATCAGCACCAGGCGATCCTCGGCGGTGGGCGTCGCGAGCGCCTCCAGACCCTGCGCGCCGCGCTTGTCCGCGCCCTCCCACTCCCTCAGCTTCTGCGTGATCCCCAGGACGCCCACCGCGTACAGCGCGCGCAGGTCCTCCAGCTTCGCCAGCTCTTCCCGCTGGCGGTACGCGCTCTCATGGTTGTCGGTGCACGTCCAACACCCGGTGTCCTCGTGCTGGGCGTGCGCGATGGCTTCCGCCGTCGGCGGGGACAGGCGCTGATTCTTCGCGCTGAGGTGCAGGTACTCCTCGTTGGTGACGGATTTGCCGCCGAACACGGGGCTCATGCCGCGCACCCCTTCGGCCAACCGATCTTCCAGTCGTCGTCGTCTCCGCCGTGGAACTTGATCATGATTCCTCCTTGCTGGTCACGTGGATCACGTCGTGCGCGATCCAATCTGGATCCGGCAGGCACAGCCCGCAAACGGTGACCTGCGGGTAACGCCCTTCCTGGACCTTCGCGAGGTACTCCCATGTCTTGCGTACCCGACGGGTACCGCGCGGCGCCTCTGGGCATTCCGGAAAGTCCGGGTGGTGCAGGGTGGCCTTGAGCTTGCGCATAGCGCTACCGCGTCTCGATCTGATCGGCGACGTACTGAACGATCTTCTCCATGGCGCGCACTTCACCCACCATGTCGTCCATGTGGCGGTAAGTGTCGTGATTGCCCAGCAACCCCCGAACCTCCATCGCGATCCTCGCGCGCTCGACCCTTGCCGCCTTAGCGATCAGTGGCGCGGAGTGCGCTTCCACCCAGTCCTCCAGCAGGTCATCGGTATATCCCTGCGTGACCAGCTTCGCGTACAGCTCTTCGTTGTCCATGGCGCTACCCCAGCTCGATCTGGTGGGCGATGTACTCCAGCATCGATTTCGACAGCGGCTGCCCGTCGAACATGCCGCGCACCTGGTGGGCGATGGCGCGGCGCTCCTCGTGGCGCGCGGTGGCGTCCATCAGGTCGCGCTCCGCGCTGGTGTACTTGGCGGTGGTCATGTAATCGTTCTCGCGCTCCGCCATGATCCTGTTCACGGTCTCGACCATCGCGGCCGTCATGCGGGCGCCCGCCACCGGGCGGGGCTCGAACTCCGTCAGTCGATCCACGGTGCGCCCCGCCAAGATAGCGTTGAGTACCTCGGGGTTGCTGGGTGTCGCGAGCCGGTGCACTTCGTCCTCCGCATACAGCATCTGCTCCGGGCGCACACCGCCCCGCATGTGCACCTGATCCGCCTGGAGCCGCATCGCGAGCGCGTCCGCCGGCAGCTCCTCCGGCGCGACGGGCTCCGGAAACGGCCGCTCCTGCGCGGGGTGCAGCGGCTCCGGCGCCAGAGCGGTATCCCAAGGCGCCTGCGCCACGGCGCGGTATCCAGCGCGGGTGGCCACATGCCGGGAGTGGCTCGTGGTCACGATCCAGCCGTTCGCCCGGCACTCCACCAGGATTTCGATGTGCGCCGCCCTCGCGGAAAAGTCGCCGCTGGCGCGTATCGCCTCCCTGATCATGGTTTGCTGTGCGACGTTCGCCCGATCCTTGTTCATTTCACGCTCCCTTGGTTGGCATATCTGAAGTCTACCAGGCACCTGTTAGGTGTCAACCCAAAAGGAGGGAGTGTCAGCGAACTGACACTCCCTCCAGGCAGCTACTTGCCCTTACTGAGGTCCAGGCGGGGCGCGTTCTTCGGCAGACTCGCCAGCGACTGCTTTCCCTTCTCCACGGCAATGGCTTTCAGCTCCGCCGTGCGCCTCTCGGCGGCGGTGGGCTGAGGCGTGCTCGGCTCACTCTTGTCCGCGTGCTTGGCCATGGCCTCTCGTTCCTTCCGTTGGTCACGCACGTGATGGCGTGCGCGCTGGATGATGTGGTGCGCGTGGTGCACGTCGGTCCTCCCCAGGTCCGGCGGTACTGTGGGCGCCGGCTGGATACCGGCGCCCGGTGACGACTAGCTGATGCGACCCGCGCAGGTCGGGCCAATGCCCGCCGCGATGGATTCCTCATTGGTGAGCGTGCGGGCGCAGACGCAGCACACGCCGTAGAGCGCGCCGTACTCCTTCGCCTCGGCGAGCGTCATCTTGTGGGCCTGGGTGAGCTGGCGCACCATGCCGGTGGCGTACTCGAAACGCTGGGTGGCCTTGTCCAGGCGCTTGGCGTACAGGTGGCCACTGCCGTGCACGGCCTTCTGGATCTTGTAGATCTCACCGCTCTTGATGTACATGCCCTCCATGGCGGGGGCGGACAGCTCACGCGCCTGGTCGGCAGCCATCTCAGCTTCCGCCAGGTCGATCTCGGGCTGATTCTCGCCATAGGCGAGGACCTCGGCGTGGTGCGCGTAGAAGGCGGCCCACAGCGCGTTCTCGCTGCCGATCAGCGTCCGGCTCCAGCCACACGAACACGAAACGGTGTACGACTTGGCGGCCATGTAGTCGGAGTATCCGACGAAGGGCACTGTAGCCCTGTGCTCGCGGCCCACCTGCACCATGCGCTCAACCCCTGCCGTGCTGGACAGGATCCCGGCCACCGCGTCGCGCAGCCGCACCGGGTGGACCGGAGCGCGGGTGGCGGTCGGCATGATCGGCGCCGCGCACTGACGGATGTCGTTGACGGTGGCGTGGCGTCCCTTGCAGTGTCCGCACTTGATCATTGGATTCTCCCTCAGCGTGGTGTGCCGTTCGGCCTTACCCCTGAAGTATGACAGGTGCCTGTTAGGTGTGTCAACACCTACCGGCACACGCACCTTTCACGCCCACAGCCCAGCCACTTCACGCCCGTGCGCACTCCGGTGTCATTCAGCGGCACGGCCTCCACCTCGCCGAACGCCAGACGCAACCGCCCCAGGATCACCTCGGGATCGCTGGCCAGCGCCAGCAGGGAGGCGTGCTGAGCATCTACGGCGGGGCGCGCCGCGCTCACCGGCTCATCCTCGCGGTGAGGAGTCCAGGCGGTACCGCGCTCGCTGGAGATGCACCACTCTCCCGCACCGTCGCTGACCAGCGCCGGACCCACAGTCCACGCGCTGCCGTCCGGCGCCTGGATCAGGTCCCCGGGGGCAAGGCGCCCCCAGGTGGTGGGCCACCAGGTGATGGTCACGACGTGTCCCCCAGCCAATCGCGCAGCTCGGCGGCGGCCAGCGCTCTCTTCGCCTCGTAACGCATGACGATGCGCTGGAGCATGCGATCCACCTCCTCTAGTGCGTACTGCTGATCGGTGGACTCCTCCAGGCACGTGACGGCCACGCGCCGCGCGAGCCGAACGGCCTCGATGATCTCGCGCGCGTCGGTGGCGCTCACGAGGTCCCTCGCCCCATGTCACGCAGGTGCGCAACTGCGTTGTCCAGCTCGGCGCTGGCCAGCATTAGCGCGGCGCGTCCGGGCTCCGGGATGATCTCGCGTAGCAAGGCCGTCAGGATCTCCTCCCGGAGCGTGAGTACCTTGGCGTACAGCTCTCGCGTACGGGTGTCCGCCGCGCCCATGACGCGCCGGGAGGAGTGCTCCGCGCACCACTGCCCGTCGGCGTCGTAACCGACCATGGCATTGGGGCAGTCGGGCGCGTCGCACATCGCCCGGGTGGCGCTCACTCTCCATCCTCGAACGGGTCGATATTCGAGCGCGGCGTGATCGGGCTCATGTCGTAATCGAGGCGGTACTGCTCCGGGTTCTCGACCCCGGCCTCGCGCAATTCGGGAATCAGGAGATTGATGGTCAGCTCGTCCAGCAGCGGCTGGAGCCTGGCGCGCGCGGCCTCCCAGCGCCGCTCGCGCTGGAGCGACAGCAGGCCGGGCAGCAGCGCGTCCAGCAGGCCGGTGGCGCTCTCGTTCTCCAGATGGAGAAGGAAGGCGTGGATCTCAGCGGCCACGTCCTCGACGCTGACCGGGTACGGTCCGTCTCCCGGGTCACCGCCGAGCGGGCGCAGCGCGATGGCTTCCTCCAGGCGCTCGGTGACGGTGGTCGGGGCGGCGGGCGCCCAGGCCGGAACGTCGCGCAGTTCCGCCAGAAGGTTATTCAGTCGCTGCACCATCACGCGCAGCGCCGGGCGGGCGCCACGATCCTCCGGCAGATCGAGCGTTGCCGCTTTCTTTATCGCCCTGATGACCCCGGAGCGCAGGGCCCCGATTTCGTCGTACAGCTCTCTCAGCTCTTCAGTCATGCGCCCACTCTAACAGCTACATGGTAGGGTTGTGCAACATCTACCGAGAGGATCGAGGACATGGCACGGAATCAGGGGCTGGACACGCAGTTGAGCGCGAAGGTCACCGACAAGATGAAGGCGCGCATCACCCACCTGGAGGCCACCTACCCGGTGAGCCAGGGGGACGTGGTGCGCGAAGTGCTGGAGAGGGCGCTGCCGCTGATGGAGAACACCGGGGTGCCGGAAGAGGTGCTGAGCGCCACCCTAGGGGGGCAGGTCAGCGTGCTGGTGACGACGGAGATGAAGGCGCGCGTGGACCTGCTGGCCGGTGGACCCCGGGGAATCGGACGCGTCGTGCGCTGGGCGCTGACGGTAGGTCTAGCCTCGGTCGAGGCGCGCCTGAAGAGGGAGCGGGGAAGACGGTTCGCCGCAATAGCGGCGGAGGGGCGCGAGCGCGACACCCGTACCGTCGAGGCGTAGACGCAAAGCAGCCCCGATGCGTCAACATCGGGGCCAGGTACAGCAGAGCAAAGGAGCCCGGTTCGTGAACGATATTAGCACCAACTCCACCTATACCGCCGCACTGGAGTACATCGCGCGCGGGTGGGCCGTGATCGCGGTCCACGGGCTGACGGACGTGGACCTGAAGAAGTGCACGTGCGGGCGCCCTACCTGCGACAACGTGGGCAAGCACCCCGTGTACACCGGCTGGACGTCCGGGCCAGCCATGTCCAACGCCGACGCCTACGCCACCTGGCAGGAGGACGGCCCGGATTGGAACATCGGGATCCGCACCGGGGAGATCTCCGGCTTCTTCGTGCTGGACATCGACCCGAAGAGCGGCGGCCCCGCGCAGCTCGCCGCGCTGGAGGCGGTGCACGGCGCGCTGCCGTACACCCGCACCGTGCAGACCGGATCGGGCGGTATGCACTACTACTTCCTCATGCCGGACTTTCCGCTGCGCAACAACAGCAAGAAGCTGGCCGGCGGTATCGACGTGCGGGCCACGGGTGGGCAGGTGGTGGCGCCCCCCAGCGTGAGCGGCGTCGGGCCGTACTCCCTGCTGCGGGGGGACCCCATCGTGGCCGCGCCCCAGTGGCTGCTGGACCTGCTGGTGATCCCGGCGGGGTTCGAGGTGGGGCCGTCCATCGCGGCGGAAGATCTACCGGAGTACGCCAGCCTGGATCCGGCGGAGCAGGAACGCGTGACCAGGTACGCCAACGCGGTGCTGCGCAATGAGGCGGCGGCGTACGCCCAGGCGCCCCGGGGGCGGGGCAACGAACAGCTCTTCGCCAGCGCGTGCAACATCTTGGAAGTGGTGCAATCCCCCTGGAATGCCCTGGGGGTGCACGACGCGGCGGCAGCGCTGGAGCAGGCGCGCCACATCCGGGAGACGATGTACGGCAGGGACGGCGGCGGGCAGGACTCCGAGGAGTTCGCCAAGACGTTCCGGTCAGCGCAGAGCAAGGTGGTGGGCCAGGGCAGGCCCATGCCGCCGGACCCGCACGAGGGGTTGATGTTCGACCACCCTCCTTCGGGGTCCGTCGTCACGGCTGACGGCTCGGCGGACCCGGCGGGGGAGTGCGACGGGCTGATGTTCGACCCGAGGCCGCTGGCGCCGAAGCTGGACCCGGTGGAGGCGCTGCTGGCCAGGATGCTGGACCGGGATGCGCTGGCGAAGATCCCTGCGCCGCGCCCGCTGATTCGGGACATGCTGGACCTGGACTCGGAGACCTGGATCATCGGCGCGCCCGGCGGGTTCAAGAGCTTTGTGGCGCTGGACTGGGCCTGCCACGTGGCGCTGGGATTGGACTGGCGTGGCAAGAAGGTCCACCAGGGCACGGTGGTGTACGTCGCAGCGGAGGGCGCCAAGGGACTGCCGTTGCGGGTACGCGCGTGGGAGGGGACCTACGGGCACCGCGTGGCGAACGTGCGGTTCCTGCCTGAGCCGGTCCAGGTGAGCAACGCCGAGGGGTGGGCGGTGCTCGTTGCGGCGTGTCGCCGGCTGGAGCCCGTGCTGATCGTGTTGGACACCCAGGCCCGCATCACGGTGGGGCTGGAGGAGAACAGCGCGAAGGACATGGGCATCCTGATCGACGCTGTGCGCCGGTTGAAGGCGGCCACGGGGGCGTGCGTGACGGTGGTGCACCACACGGGTAGGGATGGCGGCGACGCGCGCGGCAGCAGCGCTCTGGACGGGGCGCAGGACACGGAGATCCGGGTGGAGCGGCCGTCGAAGAAGTCCGAACGCGCCTTGTTGACGGCCGCGATCACCACGGACAAACAGAAGGACGGGGACGAGTCCGAAGCGTTCGATATCCAGCTCCAGGTGGTGGAGTTGGGCGATGATCCAGTGACCGGGCGCCGGCTCACGTCGCTGGCGCTGGCGCCGGCCAACCCGTTCAGCCAGCCACCGCCCCGCCCGGTACCGGACCATATCGGCAACCTGGTACCCAACCAGCAAGATCTCCTTGAGGCGTTGCGCGAGCACGCCAACCACGATGGCGGCGCGCTAGCGTCCGAATTGATCCGGTTCGTAAAGGAGGTCAAGGGGCGCGAGATCGCAAGCAACTCAGCGGGGACCGCGCTTACGTCGCTGTGCGCCAAGGGGCTCATGGTCCGAATGGGGCGCCGGTATGTGCTGCCGGAGCACACGTACTAGGTCGTGCGGGGCGGAAGAACCGGGCACCGTCGTGGTGTCCGGTTCTTCCGTTTTACTACTAGTCGCAAGCGGTAATATATTAGTCGCATGATCTTGAGAAACCGCAGGTCAGAGGCAGGTCGCAAAGTTGATCTCCAAATGGCCTTTGCGACTAGCTTGCGACTAGGTGGTTCATCGATGTCTTGGAGAGCCAGGTCGCAAGAGGTCGCAAGATTAGTCGCTAGTCTGACCTGGGGTTTTACAATCTTGCGACTAAAAGCGACTAACTTTGCGACTAGACCCGGAACCTCGCGAGCTGCCAGGTCGCACGACTCCGGGGTTTCTAGGGAACCCCGGAGGGGTGCGACCTGGCTTGCGAGCCCAGCCGTGCGACTGGAGATTTTGAAGACCTCCGTCCACTAGCTTGACCCTCTCGCCCCATAGGGGGGAGGATGGAAGCATGACCAGCGATGAGGAACTGATCCGCCAGCGACAGGCGCACGATTACCGCATCTTCATGATCAGATCCCTAGACCCCCTCAAGGCGCCAAGGCTCGCACCTGCCACGCAAGCCCTGCGCACACTGCTGGCCGGAACGCCTAGTGGGGTGACGTGGAGTGAGGCTCTCGCGACGATGCTCCGAGCGAGTGACATTGCCGTCAAAACGGCGGACAACATAATCCGACAAGCCATCTCGGGCGGGCTGGTGAGCCGCACCGGAGAGTACGAACGCAAGCTCCGAAAGGCCAACGTGGATAACAGGACATTGCGCCTTATCGAATGGCCAACGGACATCTAGGAAACGGCCGAGCGGAAGGAACTGGATCATGAACGAGATGGAACGGGACGACCTAGAGAACACGATCCGCGATCTGACGGAGCGAGTGGAGAAGCTGGAGGGCGAGATGCGGGGAGCGAGCGAGTGGTTCGCGGCGCGGGACGCGGACACCGGATGGGGCCACCTCCAGGCGGAGCAGGACGAGGCGGAGATGCACGCCACCTACGGAACGCACTCGTGACCCTCGAAGCCGTCGACTACCGCAGGCGGTGGCAGGCCGAACCGCAGGACGTGCCCGCCGCGCCGCACCCCGCGCCGGAGGTGGGTGCCCGCCCGGCAACGCCGGAGGAGATCCCGACCGGCGCCAGGCGCGTGATGAAGGCGGCGGTTGCGGCGGGATGGGAAGTGCTTCCCACCTACGCCAAGGGCCACGCGGTGGACTCCAGTGGCCACGCGAAGGCGCTCACGCACTCTGTGGCGTTGCGAATGCACCTTCCCCATACTCGGTATAGGGCGGCGGCCGTTTGGACGTCAGCGGCGATCCTGGGGCCGTTAACGGTGGGTCCGGGTGCAAGTAAGTGGAGCGCGGACAGCGCGTACGCCTGGGGGGCCGGCATGATGCCCACCGTGGTGCCGCTCACGGCCAGCAAGGCGCACCCGGACGCGTTGAGCTTGGGCGCGTACCTGGTGACGCCTTCGCGGTTGACGAATACGTCGATCGTTGATAGCGTCAGCGGAGACGAAGGGAGTGCAACGTGAAGATCATTCACAGGATCGCGGCGAACGTGGCTGCGATGAGCGGCGTCTATCAGGCGATCGCGCTGTGTGCGCTGCTGCTGGCGCTGACGGTGCTGGCCATGTCCATCGGGAGGACGCTGTGACCAGCGACCCGGTGCGCATCGCGATGGGCGTTCTGTGCGCGATCGTGCTGGTGGCGATCGGATGGGCGTGGTTCAAGGGCACGCTGGAGGGTCCCCGGTGAACGCGGGTGAACAGATTCTCATGGGTATCGGCATTGTCGTGCTGATTGTCGGCATCGGCATCATGTGGGCGGGATTCGAGTGATCATCATTGCTGGCGTTGTCGGGTTTCTCGTAGCCTTTGCCTTCGGGTACCTGTGGCTGGCCTGGTATCTCGGGGGCGGTGGCTCCCGATGATCATCACCGCGCTGGATCTCTCGCTGACCGGTACCGGCATCTGCCGGGTGAACGGTGGCGACATGCTCACCGTCGAGACGGTGAGCTGCCCGAGGCTGACCGGCAACGCACGCCTGCAATTCGTCCTGGACCGGTGCATTCGTGCGGCTGTCCCCGGCGCTGACCTCGTGGTGATCGAGAGCCCCGCCTACGGCAAGCAGGGCGGCCAGCAGGGGCACCACGAGCGTGCTGGCCTGTGGTGGTTGGTGGTGCACACGCTGTGGCGCGAGGACATTCCGTACGTGACGATTACCCCCGGCGGCCTGAAGAAGTACGCGACCGGCAGTGGGGCGGCGAGCAAGGACGCCGTGCTGATCGCGACCGTGAAGCGCTATGGGCACCTCGTGGACGTGGCGGACAACAATCAGGCGGACGCGGTGATCCTCGCGGCGATGGCGCAGCACCACTATGGCGCGCCACTGACGAAGGTACCGGCGCTCAACGCGAAGGCGCTGGAGGCCGTCACCTGGCCCGAACTGAAGGGAGTGAACGGATGATCTGCGAACTGTGTCCGAAGACGGACAACGAGGTGCCGGAGGCGATGGCGATGGACCACATGGAGATCCTGCACCCGGAGCACGCCGCCGCGCTGAACGCGCACGCGGTGACGCTCCAGGGGGTGTACCTGTCGCTGCGCGAGTACGCGGAGCACTGCCGGCGGAGCGAGGAGTACCGAGAGGCCTACGCCGAGTTCGACCGCAAGCCGCTGGACCCTACCCGGGTGCACCGGTTCACGAAGCTGGAGCGGTACGTGGCGGGCGTCGAGGCCGCCGCCCACATGGTGGAGCACATGATCGCGGAAGGTGTGCAGATCGTGCACGGTGAGGCTGCGTGAAGACCGGCAAGCAGATCGAGGAGATGGCGCGTGACGCCATCGACGCCTACCTGCTGGGCTGCGAGTCGCAGGCGCTGCTTCACGCTGCCGCCGATCACGTGGGCGCCATCGCGGAGGCGGTGGTGATGACCGTGTGGCACGAGATCGCGGAGCACGCACGTGCGCAGGCGGCGGGGGAGGTCGAGGCGGCCTGGATCAGGCAGACGACGGGGCGTTACGTGCGCGAGGAGTGGATCGACGGCCAGTCGATCACGCTGGGAGTATGGCTTGCGAAGATCGCGCGGGGTGAGACCACGTGAAGACCGGGGCGGAGATCAACGAGATGGCGCGCGACGCCATCGCTGACTACATGGCGCGCCACGGCACGGTGGCGCTGGCTCATGAAGCCGCAGACCACATGCCCTCTATTGCGGAGATCGCGGTGTGGGCGGTGTGGAACGCTATTTCTGAGCAGGTGCGTGAGCACGCGGCGCGCCAGATCGAGCTGACCATGGAACTGTCGCGCGCTGGCCGGATCGATCGGCCGAAGTACGAGAAGGGCGGCTTCCTGAATGACGGGGACTGGGCGGCGAAGATCGTGAGGGACCTCGGGTGAGCGCGATCGAGGACGTCCGCACGCGCGCGGCCTACTACTCGGCGAAGCGCGCCCGGACGATGCCCATCGAGGAGATCCTCGCGGACTTCCCGGACCCTCGGGACGCGCACGCGATCCAGCAGGCCATCCTGAGTGCGCAGCAGGAGCTGACCTGGGAAGATGAGCACATCGGCAAGAGGGTGCGCATCGTGGCGGTGATCGCCTCGCCGCTCACGGTGCCCGTGCTGGCGGTCATCTGGACCTGCTGGTTACTGTCGCAGGCAGGCCGGTGGATACTGGGGAAGATGATCACGATGTGGGGGAGGTTTCGGGCATGGTAGCCAAGATGACTCCTGGCCAGGACGACCGCCCCCGGGACGGAAATGGCAGGTTGCGGCGCACCGTAGAGGGTGCCGAACGCGACGCCGAGGCGTGCAAGATGTACACCGCCGGAGCCAGCTACCTGGAGATTTCTGACGCGCTTGGGTATGGCGGCAAGCAGAATGCGCACCGCGCGATCAAGACCGTTCTCCTGGAGACGATCAAGGCTCCGGCCGAGGAGCTGCGCGCGCGGGCCGTACTCCGGGCGGAGGAGATCTACGTGATGGCGCGCGACGTCGCGCGCACGGACCACCCGACGGTGAGTCACGGCAAGGTGGTGTGCGTCAAGGATCCGGAGAGCGGCAAGGATGTCCCGCTCATTGACGACATGCCGAAGCTGGCCGCCATGGACCGGATGTCGCGGGCCGAGGAGCGTCTCGCCAAGCTGCGCGGCCTCGACGCCCCGACGAAGTTCGAGAACCTTTCTCTCGACGCGATCCAGGCGGAGATCGCGCGGGTGGAGGCGGAGATCGCGTCCGGAGAGAGCGCGCCGTGATCCGCGCGCTGCGTCGGTTCGCGCTCGTCAGCGGGCGCATGGTGGTGGCCGCCAGTCTGTTCCCCGTGGCGTGGGTCGTGGACGTGAGTATGGGCGTGAGGCCGCGCGCCACCTGGCGTGACGGTGTGCGGTGGGCGCGGCGCTGGGATGCGCTGTGAGCGACGAGGAGATCCAGATCCTGCCACTCCAGCCGGGCGACCGGCTGGAGGTGGGGAGCGATTACTGGACTCTGGACAAGAGCGGTCGCCCTCCCGTCGCTGAGCCTGTCGATCCTTCCTGGGAGCGCGGGCCGTACGTCGCAGGCGACGATACGTGAGCGAGTATCTCGCCGCACTCCGCCGCCTGCGAGATCTCCAGCAACAGCAGGGCGAGCGCGCCAAGCGCGTGGCCCTGAAGTACGTGAACGACCCCGCCGGGTGGGCGCGTGACTGCATCCGCTGGCCACCGGGCGGGGGCCTGGCTCCGTACCAGGAGGAGGGGCTCAACGCCCTGGTGGAGCACAAACGGGTGACCGAGCGCGGACCCCACGGGCTGGGCAAGACCACGGACATGGCCATCGCTGTGCTGTGGTTCGCCACCACGCGGGACGCGCTGGAGATCGACTGGAAGGCGATCACCACCGCTAGCGTCTGGCGGCAGCTCTCCGTCTACCTGTGGCCGGAGATCCACAAATGGGCGCGCCGCATCCGTTGGGACGTGGTCGGACGCGAGCCGTTCAGTGAGCGCACCGAGCTGCTGGACCTGCACCTCAAGCTGCGTTACGGCGCCGCCACTGCCGTGGCCTCCAATCAGCCGGAGCGGATCGAGGGCGCGCACGGTGACCACATCCTGTACGTGCTGGACGAGGCGAAGATCATCGACCCCGCCACCTGGGACGCGATCGAGGGTGCGCTGTCCAACGCGGGCACGGCCAGCGGCACGGAGGCGTACATCTTCGCAATGTCCACGCCCGGCGGACCCGCTGGCCGCTTCTACGACATCCACCGTCGCGCGCCGGGCTACGAGGACTGGCACACCATCCACGTCACGCTGGAGCAGGCCATCGCCGCCGGGCGCATCTCGGCACAGTGGGCAGCCCAGCGCATGATCCAGTGGGGTGAGCAGTCCGCGCTGTACCAGGGGCGCGTCCTCGGGAACTTCCACGCCGATGACGAGGACAGCGTCATTCCGCTGCGCTGGATCGAAGACGCCAACGAACGCTGGCACGAATGGCGGCGCTCGGGCAAGCCGGATGCCGGGCTGCCGTACTGGACTGGGGTGGATGTGGGGCGCGGCGGGGACCTGTCCGTCCTGGCGCACCGCTCCGGCCACGTCATCACGCTTAAGCCCCACCAGGGGCGCGACACGATGAAGGTGGCTGAACTGGCCGAAGCCGAGCGCGGGCGCGCGATCGTGGACGTGGCCGGCGTGGGCGCCGGGGTGTTTGACCGGATGCGGGAGAAGAAGCTGCACCCGGTGGCCTACGTGGGCGCTGGCAAGAGTCCGCTGCGCGACCGGTCCCGGGAGTACGGCTTCGTGAACGTGCGCTCCGCCGCGTACTGGCACCTGCGTGAGCTGTTGGATCCGGAGTATGCGCCCACGCTGGCGTTGCCGCCGGATGACCTGCTGACGTCAGATCTCACCACCCCCACGTGGTCCATCGCCCCCGGCATCCCACCGAAGATCAAGGTGGAGAACAAGGATGACGTCATAACGCGCCTGAAGCGCTCGCCGGACCGTGGTGACGCTGTCGCCATGGTCATGTACGCCGAGGCCGTACGCTCCCCGGTCACCGTGAGCCAGCCTGCCGGGCATCTTCCCCATACCTCTCTGTCACCACTGGCGTAACCGTGGCGCGTACGGTGTGAGAGTGTGTGGCATTCGATCTAGGGAGGGCGATGGCAACTCAAGCGTATTGGACCTGGGTAAACGCTGGCAGGCACTGGACGTTGGCACGCCCGATCGCGGACATGGTGGCCGTTGCGCAGCGTCACGGCATCGTGGTGCTGGGCACGATCGGTAACGAAGACCACCTCCAGGCTGGTACCCCGGAAGATCACACCCCGTTCTCTTACACCGCCGAGCCGGTCCCGGCGAACGGCTACGTGTGCGCGTGCGACCTCGCGAACGTCAACGGCCTTGGCGCCGCCATTCTGCGCGATGCGCGCGCAGGCAAGCTCCCGTGGCTCAAGTACATCAACTTTGGCGGTGGCCACTGCACGCACGAGGACGGCTTCCAGCACCGGTACGACAGCGATGACGAGCACGTACACCTGTCGTGCTTCTCCGATTGGGCCACCCAGTCCATCGGCAGTTACGACCCCTTCACGAGTGGAGACAGCATGACGCTCGACGCGGACACCATCCGTCAGCTCAAGACCGAACTTCTTGGCGGTCCGGGCGGCCTGACCAACGACGGGCTCCAGCAGTGGCTGGGCGACGGTATGGACGTGCGTAGCGGCTCGCCGTTGCCGGCGGGGCGCGCCAACTTGAAGGCACTCACCGTCAAGGTGGATGCGCTCATTGCACGGCCGGCGGCCGTGCTCACCCCCGCGCAGCTCGAAGAGCTCGCGCAGCGGGTGGCCGCGATCATCGGCGGCTCCATCTCCGCGCAGGTCGGGAACATGATCTCCGCGCGGATGAAGGAATGACCACCGTCCCGGAGCCCGGCGTGGTCATCTCTCTCCGCAGCATCTACGAGAAGCTGACCAGGGTGGAGGCCACCACCGTGAACACGGCCCGCGATGTGAAGGCGGTCAAGGCCGCGCAGGGCGACCACGAGCGGCGCCTCCGCGAGCTGGAAGAGAACCGCTGGCCGTGGAAGGTGATCGCGGGGCTGGTGGCGCTGGGCGGCCTGGTTGTGGCCATCTTCGGGCTGATCACGAAGAACTGAGGGAGACGAGATGGGACCGCAGGATTTGAGTAGTCGCTTCAGGTTCTATCCGGCGCTGACCGAGGAGCGCAAGGCGGAGCACGAGCGAGTGCGCGCGGCGTGCATGGGGCTCGCGCTGGAACTGGGCGAGCTGCTCCCCGCCGGCCGTGAGTACGCGCTGGCGATGACGAAGCTGGAGGAGGTCATGTTCTGGGCGAACGCGGCTGTGGCCCGCCAGGACGCGACATCGTGACCCGGATCAAACGCAACCCCGTACTGCTCGCCATGTCGCTGCTGGCCACGCTCCAGGCGCTGACGGGCGGTGCGTTCCTTGTCGACTTGTTCGGCGCGAAGGTTGCCGCCGGTATCGTGCTCGCGCTCGCCGCGATCCAGCTCGGGGTGCAGTACTGGGTGCGCGGCGAGGTGACGCCGTTGAGCGACCCGCGCGACAACTTCGGGCAGGCGCTGCGCCCGCGCATCATGAAGTACAACGACCCGCTGTAGGGTAGGCACGTTCCTTCGGGCCAGCCCGCAGGGAGTGCGCCGCGCGACAGTGAAGCCCCGGACCCGCCCAAAGCGTCCGGGGCTTCCTTGTGGGCTCAGCCTTCCGGCGCTGGCCGATACTCCCCACGCTCCGCTGCCGCCTTCAGTGCGGCCAGTAGCAGAACCTCCGCCGCTCCGGCGGCAGACCTCCGGGTCTGCCTGCCGTACTCCGCTACCGCTGCCGTCACCTCCGGGGGGAGTCGCCACCCCACTACCGAGCGTCTGGGCTTCATGCGCGGGAGGATACAGCCTCTGGCTTGCGGAGCACAAGCCGGAGGAGTAGCGTTCCGATGAACAGAAAAGCTCCGGAGGGTGTGTCACCACGCTCCGGAGCCAGAGGATCTGACACCCTCTCTCGAAGGGCACCCGAACCATGATCAACTCTACGCAGACGGTTAGCCCTCCGGCAAGCGGGGTGCCCTCCGGCCGCATCCTTAGTCTTGCCGATGACGCTCTGCTGGTCTCCAGGCTCCGGAGAGATGCGGAGGCCGCCGGAGTCGACTGGCGCTCCGCACCTCTGGCGGCCTCCGTTATCCAGAGGACCTCTGACCAGCTCTTCCCCTCTGACCAGAGGTGCGGGGAGTCGCGCGCCCGGAGGATCAGAGGGCTTGTCCAGAGCCTGCCGGAGGCTCTCCCGGAGCGCCGGAGCCCGGAGGTTAAACCTCCGGAGGATGGCCGGAGCCCGGAGGTGCAGGATTCCCCTCCGGAGGCTCCGCCCTCCGGAGATGGCCAGAGTCCGGAGGGCGGAGCGCCGGAGGATCAGAGCGCCGGAGGGCTTCGGAGGCTCTGGCGTGGAGCCACCTATCGGAGGGCGGAGCGCTCGACGCCAGAGCCTCCGGCCCTCACACCTCTGCCGGAGGCTCTGGCCTCCGGAGGGCTCCGCCCCACCGGCCGGCTCTGGGCGTACGCCGGAGCCCTTCTGGGTGGCGTCGGGTCGATCGCCGCGAACGTCGCGCATTCCTTCGTGGGGCCGGAGGGCGCGCCCTCCGGCTGGTCTCCGGAGCCCGGAGCCGTCATCGCCTCCGCCTTCTGGCCCGTCGCCGTCCTGGTGGCGGTAGAGATTCTGGCGCGCGTTGTGTGGCCTTCCGGCGCGCGCTGGATCGCGCTCCGGTACGTCGGGCTGCTGCCCGTGGCCCTGGTGGCCGCGTTCGTTTCCTACCGGCACCTGTCCGGCCTGTTGGAGCACTGGGGCGAGGACGGCGCGACCGTCGCATTCGGACCGCTGGCGGTGGACGGGCTCATGGTCATGGCCACCGGGGCGTTGATCGCGATCGGGAGTGCACGCAAGAGCGCCCTGGCGCGCCGGAATGCGACACTTCAGAACGGTTGACGGATGCGTTGACCGTGGTACCGTGAGAGCTTCGCCGAGAGATGAATGTGGGGAGAGTCGGCAATGATGATCGTTTTCCGCACGGCATGCCTGATCCTGAGCGGCGTAGCAATGTGGTACCTCCCGGAGAGTGTGCCGTGGTGGGTGTCCGTGGGTGCGGGGTGCGGGACCGGTTCGGCGCTCGCCCTGCTGATTCAGGAGATCAAGGCGATTTCGAGGACGAGCGAGGGGCAGCGCTGATGCTGACGAATGAGCAGCGCGAAACGATCGAGCGCCTGGCGCGTCAGGTGCGGCCGGAGCACGCCACCGTCATCCGGCAGGCGGTGGCCGAGCTGGACGTCGCGACCGCCGACACCGAGCGCCTCGTGGCGGAGAATGTCCAGCTACTGGAGCAGGTCATCGAGTTGAGCGCGCGGGTGAAGGGCGCTTCCCTCGCGCGCACGAGCTACCCCTACTACGTGACCTACTCGGCCTACATGGGCGGGATCACGCATGTGGGCGCCGCGTGGCGTGATCTGGGCAAACCCATCCGCACCTACGAGGACGTCCGCGAGCTGGGCCGGGCCTGCGAGGGTAACGGCGTCACCAGTGCGATCGTGCTGTCCTGGACCCTGCTGGACGAAAGCTAGAACGGGGCGCGCCGGCTAGGGCGCGCCCCGCATTTCCCGTTTCCCGAGCAGAGAAGAAGGAAGGTTCATCATGGCACGCGTACTGATCTGGGCGTGTTTCGCGCTGCTGACCGTGGCCGATCTCGTTGCGCTGGCGCACGCCACGGTGAACGGCGCGCCGTACTGGCTCATCCTCCTGCTGGCGTTCAACGCGCCGTTCCCGCTGGCGTTCGTCTGGATGCTGTCCAGGCTGAGCCGATGACCAGTCGCGGATGGGCATGGCTGTGGGGGCTCTCCCTGCTGAATGAACTGGCGTTGACCACCTTCACGCTGGTCAACGGCGGCTGGCCCTGGGTGGCCGCCGTCCTCGCCATGAGTGCGGGCTGGTCTGCGCACGCGCTGACCGTCGAGCTGATGAGGGGGCGGCGATGACCACCACGCTCAGTAACTCCGAAGTCGGAACTTCCGACCTTCAGGACACCCCCGCCGAGCGCGAAACGCTCCCCGGTGGTCCGATCGGTCGGAAGTCGGCAGTCACGCGCAGTGACGTCCGCGCGAAACTTCACACGTACTTCACACCCCCGAGTGTGCTCACCGCGCGGCCGTCCAGCGTCCGCGAGCTGCGCGTGTACGCGCACGGCGCCGGCTGGACGGCTGACGTCGGGCTGCTGCGCTCGCTGGGCATCGGGTACTTCCGGCTGATCGGGCGTCCCGCCACTGTGGTGTGCCGCTACGTCGAGTGGATCGCACAGCGTCCCGGGCGCGCGCTGCCCGTGTTCGCGGCGTGGAAGCTGTTCATCCTGGTGGGTCCGGGGCCTTGGGTCGCGGACTACCTCATTCGTCCCGCTGGCGTTCTCGCCGGCTGGATCTTCCTGTAGAGAAAGGAGATTGATCATGGCTAAGGGCGTGAAAGCGCAGATCAGGGGCGTCACTGTCCCGATCATGGCGTGGGCCTCGTTCGGGTGCGCGATCCTGGCGGGCGCGTTCGCGCCCGGCATGTGGGTCGGGGACACCGTCGAGTCGGTGGGTCACGGGCTGGGCTGGTACGTGCTGGTGATATTCATTCCGTTGCTGGCGCTGACCATTCGTGACCTCGCGATGGACGGGGAGCCCAACAAAATCGCCGTCTACTCCGCGATCGTGCTGCCGACCCTGGCGGGCATCGCGCCAGGCGGCGTCGGCAAGTGGGTGATGGACCGCTCGCACGACGCGGCGGAGTGGGCGACTGACCCCATCCACAGTGCGCTGGGCAAGGCGGCGCCCACCGTGGTGACCCTGGTCCTGCTGGGCGTGGCTATCGCCTTCGCGCAGCGCACGGTGAAGAGTGGCCACCTGTTCGGTAAGGGCAAGCGCGGCGCCCCCGGCATGGACGAGGGGTACTGATCATGGAGATTGTCCTGCTCATCTACTGCGCGTACTACCTCGCCACGCGCGCGGCCACCGACCTGAAGTACGCCGCGCAGGGCAAGACCTCTCCGCGCTGGGAGCGGAAGCTGGAGAAACTGCGCCAGCAGGGGCAGCCCGGATACCAGCCCCGCTACGGCTCGAAAGAGTGGTGCATGGACCTGTGGGGCGACATGCTCAGCGCGAAGACCGAAGCGCGCCGCGCGCACACCGCCAAGACATCCGGACCGACGGCGCCGGACAGCTTCTTGGCGGTGGCTGGCGAGGGGCGCCCGGCCAGTCAGCGAATTGACGACGCCTTCGTGCCTGCGCAAGCCATCCATTTAATCCCCGCCGCACCTGCGCTACCGGCCGTCCAGCCAGCGCCGGTCGCGCCACCGGAGAGCGCCACCGAGGCGCCTTCCAACGTTGTCCACATGTTCCCGAAAAAGGAAGCAGGTTCCATCATGTCCGAAGTTACCGGTCTCGACCCCGCCATCGCCCACGCGCAGGCGGTGGCCGAGGTGTACGCCGAGCACGGGGGCGGGGAGACCTTCCTCGCCGGGCTGGAGGCCGCGAAGCATGGTCCCACCGTCCTGGCGCTGGCCAGCGAGGCGCGGATTAAGTCCAGTGCGGCGGAGGCCGCGTGGGCGATGCTCGCCAAGGCGCTCACCGACATCAACAAGGGTGTGCAGGAGGCGTACCTGGCCAGTCCGGAGGCTTCCGGGGACAAGGAACACCTCACGGGTGGCCGCTGACCGAGCCGCTCGCACGGTACCCCGCTTCGGCGGGGTGCGGTGCAAGATGCTAGATCAGCGCGAGGAGAGGGAGAGATCGTGGCGAGCCTGGAGGAAGAGATTAAGCCGCCCGCGCACCTCGTGAAGTGGGTGGCCGAGCTCGGCGTGGATTCGGGCGCTGGGCGCAGCTGGGGTGGCGAGCTGCGTGCGCGATGGGAGCACGACGCCGAGCGCGCGACCGCCGAAGTCTGGCGACAGGCGTTCATCGCGGGCGTCGCGTACGCCGAACGGGTCCGCGCCGAGGCGCTGCCGTTCAGGCCCCATGTCATCACACTGACGGAGGAGTCCCCGAAGTCATGATCGCTACCCAGCAGCCTCACACAGGCATCGGCGTACAGCTCGCGCCCCACGCTGCTGTGGGGCTGCTGGTTGTGGCCGCCGCCGCGACCCACGCAGTTGCCAGTGCGACCGGCCACGAGGCCGCGACCGCCGCCAGCGTGGGCGCGACCGCGTTCGTGCTGGCGGTGCTGGTGGCGATGAAGCGCGGCCAGAAGATCTCGTGCCCGAAGTCGCGCTCACGCCTCGCCGCATTCCTGCTGGCTGCCGCCGGCTGGCTCACCTCGGTCACGGCCACCGGGCTGTCCTGGGGCGCCGTCGAGGTGCTGGCGCTCATGGTCAGCGTGATCTCCCTGAACTGGTGGCGTACCCACCGGATTAAAGACGCTGTCGTCGAGCGCGCAGCGGCGCCCACGGAGTACGCCGAGCGCTGGGAGCGCAACGTGGGCGCCCCCAGCCGCGCGGTGCCCGGCTCACGCCTGGTGGATCCCGAAGTAATCGGATCTGGCGTGCGGTACACGCTGCGCCTCGTGCCCGGCGTGCAGGAGCAGAGCACCGTCACGGGGGCCATGGAGAGGATCCGGGGCGGCCTCTCGCTGCGTGACGGGCAGGAGCTGATCATCGAGAGGCACACCACGCTGCCGGAGCCTCACCAGCTACTCACCATCGTGACCACGTCCCCGATCAAGCAGGAGATCCTGTGGCCGGGGCCGAGCGCGTTCGACAGCGCCACCGGCACCGTGGCGCTGGGGCCGTTCGCGGACGGCATCGGTGTCGCGCGCTGGCGGGTGTACAGCAAGAGCCGGCTCTACGGCGGGTACATGCAGGGTGGCACGGATTCCGGCAAGAGCCGTACCGGCGACTCGATCATGGTCTCGATCGCGGCCAGCGTCAGCCACCCCACCGTGGTGCAGTACGCCGACGGGCAGGGCGGCGCGTCGTCGCCCACCGTGCTCACGAAGTACGCCGACCGGGTGGCCAAGACTCCGGCCGAGACCGTGATCATGCTGCGGGACGCGCTGCGCGTGATTGACCTCCGCCAGGACGAGAACGACATCGAGGGGTGGACGGGGTTCACTCCCACCGCAGCACGCCCCGGACTGCTGATCTTCATGGACGAGTGCCACAAGCTGCTGATCTTCCCGGAGATCCAGGAGATGGTGGCCACCATCGCGCGCGAGGGGGGCAAGGTGGGGGTGGCCTGCATCCTGGCCAGTCAGTCTCCCCTGCTGGACGCGTTCGGCGGGTCGAGCCCGAAGAACTACGCCGAGTCGATTCGGTCTAACTTGCTGATGGGCAACGGCTTGGCGTTCCGGAGCAAGAGCAAGGACGTGAAGCACATCTTTGAGATCTCGATCAACCCCAGCAGCTTCCCACCCACCCCGGGCTATGCCTACCTGGTGGACCTGCTGCCCGGCGGGCGCAGCGCGCCCTTCCGTAGCTACCACTTCACTGATGCGCAGGCCGCCGAGTACCTGCCCACCAGCACGTGGCGCGGGCTGGACGTGGGTGCGGCGAATGCCGCCGGGCGCCAGTACCTCGACCGGTTCAAGATCCAGGCCGCCGCGATGGACGTCAAGCGGGCGCGCGTCGAGGCGCGCAAGGCTGGGCGGCCGGTGGGCGCGGCAGCCCCCACCGGGCTCGCGCCGCCGCTGCCGGACGTGACGCGCTTCCCGGTGTGGACCTCCACGCCGCCGGCCAACGTGGCCGCCGCCGGTCCGCGCATCGCCGAGGTGCACCGCAAGGTGGCCGAGGCTGTGGCCTCCGGCGCGGTTACCCCCGCTGGCTTCACCATGCCGCACCTGGTGGCCAAGCACCTGGGCTACTCGGAGAGGTGGGCGGGCATCGCGCTCAAGGAGCTGGTCGCGCTCGGCGTGCTGCACCAGCCCGCTGGCGCTCCGCAGGGGCGCTACTACCCGACCGGCAAGACTCTTTCGAGAAAGGCCGCATGATGAAGCCGCCGCGCTACCTGCCTGACGTGCCCGCGCGACAGGGTCGCACTGCCGTGTACCGCCTGTACGACCGGCGCCGTCGGCTGCTCTACGTGGGGATCACCAATTCGCTCAAGCACCGCTTTGCTCAGCATGCGTCCGATAAGCCCTGGTGGCGTGAGGTGTCCTCGCGTACCGTCCGCTGGCATGGCACCCGGCGCGAGGCGCTGGAGGCGGAGTGGCGCGCGATCAAGACCGAGGCGCCCATCCACAACGTGCAGCACAACGACAACTACCGACGCGGTACCCGCGTGCGGCGCGCCAGCTACCGCCGGCCCATCACCACCATGATCATTGCCACCGCGCTGATCGCGGGCGGAGTCAGCGGCACGTGGCAGCTCAGCGCGATCATGTGGGCTGTGACCACGGGCGCGCTCTGCGTGGCGGGGTGGCTCGTGTGGGGTCGCGCGGTCCAGTAAGATCGGCGAACGTACCCCCACGGGTCGGAAGTCAACCCCTCGCGCCACTTCAGGCGGGCGCGAGGGGTTGACTTTTTGCTAGATCGCGTAGCCTGGCACCATGCCGGTTGAGCTGCTCCCACTCGTGATCTACTTCCTGGCTGCCGCGCGCCTCACCGGCATGATCGTGGACGATGTCCTCTTCGACGCGCCCCGCGATGCGTTGCTCGGGTGGCTGGATCCGACGCCGCGTAGTCTCGGGTCGTACATCGCGAAGCTGGTCACGTGTCAGTGGTGCATGGCTGTGTGGGTGTGCGCTGCCGTGGTGCCGCTGGCGTGGCTCTTCGGCCACAGTCCCTATCTACTGATTCCGGCCACGGTGCTGGCCTTCGCGCAGCTTGTCGGGATGACCTCCCAGATTGGCCGGTAGGTGAGCCATGGCCCTTCGCCGTCAACGCACCCCCGAGGTGAAGCGCGCCCTTGCCGCCGCCACCGCCACCATCCCGCTGGGCTCGGCGAGCGCCTGGAGTAGCTGGCGGTACGGCAACAGAGACTGGCAGATCGAGGCCTGGCGGTTATATGACATCGTGGGCGAATTGCGCTTCCTTGCCGGCTGGATCGGCGACAGCGTCAGTCAGGCGCGCCTGTACGTCACGGAGATCAACGACAGCGGCGAGGAGTCCGGGGAGACGGAAGACCTTGGCATCGCCAAGCTTGCCGCCGAACCGCTGGGCTCCGGCTCGCAGCGGGACGACAACCTCCGGTTAATGGGCATCGGCCTGGCGGTGTGCGGGGAATCGTGGGTGGTGGGCGAAGGCGCCGCCACGGCGGACCCGGAGAACTGGTTCGTGGTGTCACCCGGCCAGCTTCGCCGTACCGGCGCCGTGATCGACGTGAACCGCCCCATGCAGGTGGGCGGCGGGGTGCTCACGCTCACCGACGGCGTGGACCTGTTGATGCGCGCGTGGCGTCCCCACCCGAATGCGATTGAACAATCCGACAGTCCGACGCGCGCCGCGATCCCGGCGCTCCGTGAGATCGAGCTACTGACGAAGCGGGAGTTTGCCGAGCTGGAGAGCCGGCTGACCGGCGCGGGCATCATGGCGGTGCCGGAGGGCTTTGACTTCCCGCGCGGCGAGGGTGATCCGGAGGGCACCGACGGCTTCATGGCGCTGCTCCAGCGCGCCGCCGCGCTGAACATCCAGGACCAGTCGCGCGCCAGCGCGATGGTGCCCATCATGTTCACGGTCCCGGACCACATGATGGAGCACGTCGACAAGCTCAAGCCCATCACCTTCTGGTCAGAGCTGTCCGATCAGATCATCCTGCTGAAAGAGAAGGCGATAGAGCGACTGGGGGCAACCTTCGAGATCCCCACCGAGCTGCTCCACGGCCTTGGCCAGTCGAACCACTGGAACGCGTGGGCCATCTCCGAAGAGGGCATCAAGCGGATCAAGCCGTATCTGGCCACGATCGCGGATACCCTGACGCGCGGCTTTCTGCGCCCGGCACTGGAGCGCGCAGGCAAGGACCCCGAGCGCTACGCGTACGCCTTCGACGTAGCGCCGCTGTCCGTCCGACCGAACAGGCTTCCCGAGGCACTTGAGCTGTCGGACCGCTTCATGCTGACGGATGTGGAGACCGTGAAGTCCGGCGCCTTCACGAAGGGGCAGATGCCCACCGAGGAGGAGAAGCTCAAAATGCTGCTCTTTCGCTCGGTGGCGAAGGACCCGACGTTGCTCGCTGATCCCGGCATCCGCGAGGCGCTCGGCATCACCAGCCTCGCGCCGGCCATCGACCGGCCTGCACTTCCTTCCACCCCCGCCGTGGAGGCGCCAGCCCCGGACAACTCACCACCGGCCGAACCGGCGAACCCCGGAGGCGAGGCCGCCGCCGAGCGCCTGCGGTTCGCGCTCGCGCGCAGCCACGTGCTGCGCGCGATGGAGCTTGCCGGCGGCCGGCTGACCACGCCCGGCGAGCGCAGGCAGCGCTGGGCTGGTACCGCGCGGTATGACCTGCACAGCCGCGTTGGTCCGATCACCCCCGACAAGGCGAGCGGGCTACTGGAGGGCGCGTGGGCGCAGCTTCCGACCGCCGCCGCCGCGATGGAGCTACCGCCCGAGGCACTTCAGCGCTTCCTGCACGGCTACTGCGTCGAGCTGCTCACGCGCGGGCTGGCCCACAGTGATGATCTGCTGTCCTACGGGCTGGCCGCACTCATGGCTGGAGCGAGCCGGTGACGGGGCCGGTGTGGGATGGCGACGGTCAGGATCCGTGGCTGCCGTACCGGCTGGACGCGATGCTAAAAGCTGCCAAGGCCGAGAGGGAGATTCATGCCTCAGTGTGGGCGGCGCTGTCCGCGTGGCTGGTGACCACCGCGCGGCGCGTGCTCGGCGGAGTGATCCCGGATCCGGATGTGATCTGGGCCCAGGTTCCGAGCTGGGAGCGGCACATCTCGCAGATCATCGCCACCTCGATCATTCCCGTGATGGCGCGCAGCTACAGGCAGATATTCGGCAGCGAGTTCCAGTGGAATGACCGCCCGAACGCACTCACGTACCTCGCTGGCGTCAGAAACCGACTGAGCGGCGTCCCTGGTGAGGTGTTCGACCTCGTCAGCGGGCAGATCGCGGGGGGCGTGACGCTCGGCGAAGGTATCCCGGAGATCGCGGATCGGGTGGAGGAAGTGCTGTCCACCGCCGCCAGCGAGCGCTGGCCGAACCGGGCCGTGGTGATCGCGCGCACCGAAACGCTGGGCGCGCTCAACGGTAGCCGCACCGATGCCTTCCTGGCGTTCGATGACGAGACGGACGAGGAGCTGGAGCGGATGTGGCTAGCCACGGCCGACACCCGCACGCGCCCCACCCACGTGATCGCCGACGGCCAGCGCGTGGGGCTTAACGACCCGTTCATGGTGGGCGGATTCGCGCTCATGTCCCCGGGTGACCCGGACGGCCCGGCAAAAGAGGTCATACAGTGCCGGTGCACCACGCTCTTGCTCGAAAAGGGCGAAACTGTAGACCTGTCCCACCGACAGCTCAAGAGGAGATGACATGGTAGTCCGTTTCCGCGCGCTGGCCTGTCCGGTGGACGCGTCCACCGGAGATCAGCGCCGCTTCGCTGACGACTCGCTGGAGGCTGCTGACTGCCCCATGCCGGGGCGGTACGTCAGCATGGATGTGGGTGGCCACGATCAGGCCGTCAGTGTCGCCGCGATCGACAGTGTGGACATGAGCATGGCCGGAGAGATCTGGCTGGAGGGTCACCTGTTAGACGCCGATCGCGAGGCGACGCCTCGCCTCGCCGAGAACGTGGCCGAGGCCACGAAGATGATCGAGGAGGGCATCGTTGGCTTCTCGGTCGACCTCGATGACTTCGAGGCGGTACCCGTACTCAAGGGCACCGACACCCCCGCCAGCATGGACGACTTCATGGACGACGATGCGGAGATGGAGCTCCTGATCACGAGGGGGCGCATCCGCTCAGCCACGCTCGTGGCAATCCCAGCGTTCGTGGAGACCAATCACACCATCACGCTGACGTACGAAGACGCGACTGCCGAGGGCGCCGAGACTCCGGTCGAGGCGGACGCCGCGCTGATCGCGAGCATGGGCGCCAAGCTCATTCCCTTCGCCGCGTTCTCCCCGCCGGTCCCGATCACTGGACCGACGCCGATGACGTACGACTTCGCAGCCACCCCGCCGCGCGCCTACGGGCACATCGCGACCTGGGGCACTTGCCACGAGGGGTTCAAGGACTCGTGCATTCTGGCGCCGCATGACCCTAGCGACTATCACGACTTCCACATTCACCGCACGGAGACGGACAAGGGTCCGGTGTACGCCGGGCGGATCACGGCAGGCGGCAGGCACCCGGCGGAGGTGGGTCTCGGTGCGCACGCGATGCGCCAGCATCACGACGACATGATCGAGGCCGCGCGCGTGCTGGCCAGCGAGGATGAGTGGGGCATCTTCGTCTGCGGTCCGATCGCCGATGACCTGGATGACGCCACCATGGAGATCCTCTCCCGCCGGAAGGTGTCCGGTGGGTGGGAAGAGACCGCGTCGGGGCTGGCGCTGATCGAGGTGCTGGCGCTGAAGAAGGGGCCGCGCGCCGTCTCGGAGCCCGGCTTCCCGGTGTTCGCCTTCAGTCACGGCCGCCAGGTGGCGCTCACCGCCGCACTGGGGCCGCAGGCCGACGACCCCAGTCACGTGCCGGACTACACGGAGATCTTCCGTACCGCGTACGCCGTGATCGAGGAGGAGAAGACCCGGAGGGCTGACGCCGCACGCCTGCGTGAGGAGCTGACCGCGACGCTGGCGGGGGACGCTGAGATGATGAGGGACGAGTTGTCCCGAGCACTGGAGGCCTGAGCATGGGTTGTAACTGTGGCAAGAAGCGGGAGCGGTGGATAGTCAAGCTGACCACCGGGATGACGTTCGTCAAGTCCAGCGAGTCGGACGCGAAGGCGTTCGCTGACCGGCACCCGGGCGCCACGTACGCGAAGGGATAGCGCGTGACCTTGCCTGCCGGTCGCAAGCTCGCCATCAATCTGGTGAGCCGGGATAACGGCGTGGGACTCACGGTGGACATGCGGCTGCTGGAGGCGATGCTGACCGGCGCCGGCCACCACGTGACCCGGGTCGACTGGCGCGCCACGGCCATGAGCCGCTGCGACGTCGCCATCTTCCTGGAGTTGTGGTCCGCGCGCCTCGCGCGGTACGCCAAGCGCACCGTGGGTGTCTTCAACTTGGAGTGGTTTCAGAGTGGCTGGCAGCGCGACCTTCCCCGGATCCACCAGCTATGGGCGAAGTCGATCGAGTCGCATGTGGCCTACCAGGGACTGCGTCTGCGCAGTTCCACGCTGACCGGATTCCTGTCCCGGGACCTGCATGACCTGAGAGTGACCCGCGAACAGGCGGTGCTGCATCTGCGCGGGCACTCTGACTTCAAGAACACGGACCGCGTCATCGAGGCGTGGCGCCTGAATCCGACGCTGCCTCCGCTCACCATCGTCTCGGCGGTGCCGCTGCACGTGCCGGACTATGTGCGCGTACTGGGACGAATCTCTGACGAGGAGCTGGTCAGGGAGATGAACCGGGCGAGCATCCACCTGTGCCCCTCCAAGGCGGAGGGCTGGGGGCACTACATCACCGAGGCGCTGAGCGTGGGCGCGCTGGTGATCACCATGGACGCCAGCCCGATGAACGAACACGTGCACCCTGACTGGGGCCTACTCGTTCCGCCGGCCAGCTCGGCGCGTCACGGCCTCGTGGCGGCCAGCGCCGTCACCGCAAGCCAGCTCGCCGAGGCGGTACGCGCCGCTGAGGCAGTCCCCGCGATTCTGCGCGCCGACATGAGCAAGAAGGCACGCGCGCACTTCGAGGCGCGCAACGCTAGCTTCACCGAGACAGCTTTGTCCCTACTGGCGAGGATTTGATATGCACCTGAGTGAGATTCTGAACGCCGAGTTGGGCAAGCTGCGCGAGCGGATCGCGGCGGCCGGTGAGCGCGCCGAGCGCGCGGCGCCCCTCGACATCATGGAGACGGGCACCATCCGTAACACAGGCGAGGAGTACCGGGTCAACGACGGGTGGTCCACGCTCACCTTCGCCGAGGACGTGCAGGCGCATGGCGGCAGCCTGGTGGCGATCGACCTCGACGTGTCCGCTGCCCGCGAGGTGCTCCAGGCGCGCGGGCTGGATCATCTGGTCACGCTCCATCAGGGCTACTCGATCGACGTGCTGGCCGGGATGCTGGCCAGCGCGTTCGGAAATGCCAAGAAGACGAGCGGTGGCCGGCTGACGCTGGGTGGCGCCGGGTTCGTGGACGTCGCGTTCCTCGACAGCGACAACGACAGCGGCCTGACTCTGGGCGAGTACATGATCGTCAATCACATGATGCGCAGCCCCGGGCTGATCATGGTGGATGACGTGGACCTGGACTCCACGGGCGTCGTGAAGGGCCACCAGATCGTCCCGTGGCTCGACGCGCACGGTACCCCGTACCGCCTGGAGAAACGTCACGGTGACGGTTATGAGACCGGCGTCCTGGTCATCGAGGTCTGAGCGTGGAGATCGTGATCGTGCCCGCGTGGCGGCGGCCGGCCTTCCTCTCCGCGACACTGCGCAGGCTGGCGCTGGCTGATGGCGGGGACCTGCATATCTGGATCGCGCTGGATCGCAGGCACGATGCGGGCACCGCGCAGGTGGCCGCCGCATTTCTGCACGCGCGCGGCACCGCACGTACCCGCGTGCTCGGGCGCAGCCACCCGTACCGGGGGAACAGCTACAACGTGCTGCGCTCATATCAAGAGGCTGTCATGGCCACCGCCGAGCTGGTCCACCTGGTGGAGGAGGACGTGCTGGTGGGCATCGACTACTTCGACTTCCACCGCGCCGCCCACGAGCTCGCGCCGGACGTGCTGGCGGTGAGCGCCGCGCGGAATCAGAACCACCCGCACGACCCGGACCCCGATCCGGCCGCGCTGTACCTCGGGTCGCAGTACCAGTCGGTGGCGGTGAGCTTCCGGCCTGAGCGCCTGGCGCCCGTGCTGGCGCACGCGGTGCCATCGTACTTCCATGACCCCATCGCGTACTGCCGTAAGAAGTTCCCGCGCTCGCTCATCCCGGTGGGCAATGCGGAGCAGGACGGCCTGATCAACCGGGTGGTGGAGCGAGACGGCCAGCGCGTGGCGTACGCCGCACTGCCGCGCGCCTACCACGCGGGGTTTACCGGTTACCACCGCGAGGGCGCGAGGCTGGTGGGCTCCGTCGATCAGCAGGCTGACCAGATCCTTGGCATGACCACGGCGCAGATGAACGCCGCCGCGCACTCCTACCCGGACCACCAGGTGGTTGACCTCGACGCGAAGCCAGGTCCGCCCACGCGCATGATCGTCTGGCCGTAGCCTGCGGTGCTACCCTGACGGCATACGTATCAGGGTCTGGCTTCGGTCCGCCTGAACGGTGTGCTTGCTCAGGAGCTTCACCATGGCATTCAAGCTGCCCGAAGACATCACCGCGCTGTCCACCGCCGAGCTGGAGGCGCTCGTTACCGAGGTTCGCGCCTACGCGCGCGGCGTTGCCGAAAACGACGACTCGCCAGCCGCTGACATCGAAACCGCCGCCACCGCCTTCAGCGCGGTGCTGGCCGAGAAGAACAGCCGCGCCGCTGTCGCCACCTCCCGCGCCGCCCTCGCGTCCTCGCTGGACGAGACCGAGGAAGAGGTCGACGAGGACGAAGAGGCCGACGTCGAGGAAGAGGCCGAAGAGGCCGCCGCTGAGGTTGTCGCCGCCACGCAGGCCCCGACCGTCGTTGCCGCGCGCGGCGGGAAGAAGCGCTCCACCATCGACGTGCCCCCGGTCACCACCGAAGACGCGGCCGTGATCATGGTGTCCGCGCCGGACGTCCCCGGTTTCGCGGGCGGCGTCGAACTGAAGAGCTTTGCGCAGGCCGGCCAGATCATCGAGGCGCGCCTGTCGCGCTACCCGGCGCCCACTGCCGCGCAGCGCATGGCCGCGCAGAACGCCCCTTCCGGCCGCCAGCTCTCCATCCAGCCCGGCGGTACCACGGTCCGCCACGGCGGCGTGATGTTCCGCCGCCAGTTCCCGGAGGCGCTGCGCCTCAACGCGGGTGACAACGCGTACGGGAAGGTGCTGGCCGCGACGAAGGAGTCCCGCCTCCCTGGCGGCTCGCTGCTCAAGTCCGCCGAGCTGCTCGTGAAGGGCGGTCGCGCGATCACGGCGGCGGTGGGCTGGTGCGCCCCCTCCGAGGTCATCTACAGCCTGTGTGACCTCACGTCGCTGGACGGCATGCTGGACATCCCGGAGCTCCAGGCGTCCCGGGGCGGCTTCCAGCTCCCCCTGAACGGGGGGCCCGACTTCTCCGTCGTGTGGGATGGCATCGGCAACGTCGGTGACGTCATCCTCACGGAGTACGACATCGAGAACGGCGCTCTGAAGGAGTGCTTCGAGATCCCGTGCCCGGACTTCACTGAGGTGCGGCTCGACGCGGCGTATCTGTGCCTGACCGGCTCGCTGCTCCAGCGTCGCGGGTATCCCGAGGTCATCGAGCTGTTCTCGCAGCAGGCCATGAAGGCCCTGGCGCACAAGGTCAACGCGTCGGTCATCGACCGCATCGCCACCGCGTCCGGTCCCGCCATCGTCATCCCGGCGGATGCTTCCGGTGACGACGCGGCCAGCGCCGTCCTGAGCGGGATCGACCTGGCCATCCAGGACATGAAGTACCGCTGGCGGATGGAGCAGGGCACCACCATCGAGGCGGTGTTCCCGTACTGGATGCTGGTGCAGGTGCGCGCCGCGCTCGCCCGCCGCTACGGCGTGGCGATGCTCGACGTGACGGACGCGATGATCCTGGCGTGGTTCGCCATCCGTAAGGCGCTGCCGCGCTTCGTCTACGACTGGCAGGATGCGTACACCGGCCTGGTGACCGGCCCCGGTGGCGCGACCCCGCTGACCGCGCTGCCGCTGACGGTGGACTTCCTGCTGTACCCGGCGGGCACGTGGACGAAGATCGTTCAGGACGTTGTCAACCTGGACACCATCTACGACAACGCCCTTCTCACCACGAACCAGTACACGGCTGTGTTCGCGGAAGACGGCTTCAACGTCATCCAGACGTGCCCGGAAAGCCGGCTGTACACGGTCTCCGTGGACCCGTCCGGCGTCGTCGGCTGCTGCGCGTAACCCCCCACTCTCACGCACCACTCACGAGAGGAAGGGTGAGGCAATGGCAGGAATCATCCCGGGTCCGCTGATCGCGGGACCGGAACCGGTAGGCCGGCGGTACGGACTTCTGTCCGCCGCCGCCGGCCCCATCGATCTGCCCGAGCACGGACGCGGGGGCGGCGTTCGCTATGTCCCCGTCACGTGCGGGGAGGCGACGCCGTACCCGGTCGCGTGCGTGGACGGCCTGGTGGCGCACGACGTCAAGGAGGGGCAGTCCGACAACGCGCTGGTTGAGGCGCTGCCCTTCGTGGTGTACGCCTCGATCGAGTGCGGGGCGCTCGGCTACAGCGAGACGGAGTTCCGCCAGAAGGTGGAGCGCCGTCTCGCCAACGGCGAACAGGGCGCGGTGGAACTGGCGCTGTGGACCGGCGCCGTCACCGTGGGCGGTACGCCGCTGGGCATCGAGAACCTTCAGGACTCGGCGGTAGACATCGCTGTGGCCGACGAGGGCGACTTCGCCGAGGTGGTTGGGGCGCTGGAGCGGTACATCTACTACACCGCCGGCTACGGCAACACGGCCTACATCCACGCCTCCGTGGACATGGCCGCATGGGCTGGAGATCACCACCTGGTGGTGCAGGACGGCCCGCTCAAGAAGACGCCGTACGGATCCATCTGGATCTTTGGCGGCGGTTATCCCGGCACGGGCGCCGGGGGCGCGGCACCGCCGGCCGGCGGCAGCTACCTCTACGTCACCGGCCAGACGACGGTGTGGCGCTCCAGCGACGTGTTCACCTACCCGGTGGATCAGACCATGGACCGCTTCACCAACCAGCGCCTTCTGCTCTCTGAGCGGGAGTACGCGATCGGTTTCGACTGCGCCACCGGGCGCGCCCTCTTCAACCCGAATGGAGGTTCTTGATATGACGAATCTGGTTTGCTACAAGCCGCTTCAGGGTGCCACCTTTCGGGTAACCGAGCTGGACGCGTGCGGAAACCCCACCTTCGGGCCGTGCTCGTACGCGGTCAGCGATGGACAGACGCAGATCGAGATCACACCCAACACCACCGACGGCCAGACGTTCCAGCAGCTCAACGCCGCTGGTGTGCCGCTGGTGAACCAGCAGGCACGCACCATCCTGAACTGGATGGACTACCAGATCGTCATGGCGGTGAAGGACCCGGAGCTATTTTTCTTGATGACCGGCGCGGACATCTTCCTGGACTACGGGAGCAAGTCGGCCGGGAACGTCATCACGAGCGACAACTACGCGACGGGGACGTTCGCGCTGGAAATCTGGCTCGGCACCGCCGAGGAGGTGTGCCCGCCCGGCGTTCCGGCACCGTTCTTCGGGTACATCCTGCTGCCCTTCACGCTCGACGGGAAGCTCACCGAGTCGATCACGGTGGCCAACGACTTGATCACCTTCACGTTCGCGGGACGCACCCGCGTGGGCAACACGTGGGGGGTCGGACCGTACGACGTCATGCTCGACGGTGGCGGCCTCCCGGCGCCGCTGCCCACCGCTATCACCAGCGACACGCACTACCTGGATCTCGCGACGCAGTTGCCGCCGCCGCTCCCGGAGTGCGGCTGCCTGGAGCTGGTCAGCTAGAGCACGACCGGACCCGCGCGCCTGGGCGGCGCGCGGGTCCACCCTCACTGAGGAGTGATCGTGACGCAGTACGGCCCCGTCGAATGGTGGTACGCGGACGGCGTGCTAGCCAGCAACCAGCGCGCCGCGATCTTCGGCCCCGGCAACGACAACGTCTTCGCGCCCATCTTCGCCGACGCCGGCATGACTATCCCGCTAGCTAACCCCACCCTCACCGACGGCGCGGGCCTGCTCACCTTCTATGCCCCCGACGGCGCGTACTGGATCTTCGTGGGTCCGGTCGGCAGCGGTGACAGCGTCCTGGTCAACCTGGGGGCGGCGCCCGGGGCGGTGGACAGCGTCAACGGCCAGACGGGCGTGGTGGTGCTCGGCGCCTCTGACGTGGGCGCGCAGCCCATCGGCACGATCGACGCCAAGGGCGATCTGTACGTAGGCACCGGCCCGGACGCCACGGACCGGCTCGCCGCTGGCGTGGACGGCCTCGTGCTCACCACGGACTCCGCCGAGCCCGTGGGCATGAAGTGGGCGGCCGGCGGCGGAGGCGGCGCGGTCACCTCGGTGAACGGCCAGGTGGGTGCGGTGGTGCTGGATGCCGGCGACGTAGGCGCGGACGTGGCGGGCGCTGCTGCCGCCGCTGCCTCCGCTTCGCAGCCCATCGGCACGATCGATGCCAAGGGTGACCTGTACGTGGGCACTGCCAACGACGCCACCGCGCGCCAGGCGGTGGGAGCGGACGGCCAGGTGCTCACGGCGGACAGCTCACTGACCAACGGCCTGAAGTGGGCGGCTCCGGCGAGCGCCCCCGTATCGAGCGTGAACGGGCAGACGGGCGCGGTGGTGCTTTCCGCCGCGAACGTGGGCGCGCCGCCCACCTCCCGCAACCTCACTGCCGGTATCGCGCTTTCCGGCGGCGGCGATCTCTCTGCCGATCGCACCTTCGACGTGGACCTCGGGACCACGGGCGGAACCGTCGCCGAGGGCAACGACTCGCGGATCGTAGGCGCACAGCAGCGCTCGACGCTCACCACGAAGGGCGATCTCTACGCGGCCACGGGCGCGGCCACCGTGATCCGGCGCGGCATCGGCGCCGACGGACAGGTGCTCACGGCCGACGCTGCGCAGACTGATGGGATCAAGTGGGCAACCCCCGCGAGCGCTCCCGTCAGCTCGGTCAACGGGCAGGTGGGCGTGGTCGTGCTCGGCGCCGCCGACGTTGGCGCGGACGCGGCGGGCGCTGCTGCCGCCGTAGCTGCCGCCTCCCAGGCGCTGGCCACGATCGACGCCAAGGGCGATCTCTACGCGGGCACCGCCGACAACACCACCGCGCGCCGCTCCGTGGGCACGAATGGCCAGGTGCTCACCGCCGACAGCACACAGGCCACCGGCCTGAACTGGACCACGCCAACGGCGGCGCCCGTCAGCTCGGTCAACGGGCAGACGGGCGCGGTGGTGCTCACCGCCGCCGACGTTGGCGCGCAACCCATCACCACGATCGACGCCAAGGGTGACCTGTACGCGGGGACCGGCGCCGACACCACCTCTCGGCTGGCGGTGGGCACCGACGGGCAGGCGCTGCGCGCGAACAGCGCTATCGGGACCGGCCTGGAGTGGCACACCTTCACCGCGTCCGACGTTGGCGCGGATCCAATTGGATCGGCCGCTGCCGCGCAGGCCGCCAGTCAGCCGCTGGACAGCGATCTCACTGCCATCGCCGGGCTCGCGCCTCCGGACGACGACATCATCCAGCGCAAGGGCGGGCTGTGGGTGGCCCGCACCATGGCGCAGGTGAAAGCGGATCTGGCCATCACCGCCGCAGACGTCGGCGCGGTGCCCACCGCGCGAACGATTACCGCCGGTACCGCGCTCTCTGGTGGCGGTGACCTCTCCGCGAACCGCACTTTCGACGTGGTGCTCGGCACCTCTGGCACGTCGGCCGCCGCCGGCAACGACAGCCGCATCGTGGGCGCGCAGCAAAAGAGCGACCTCACAGCGAAGGGTGACCTATACGTCGCCACGGCCAGCGCCACCATCGCGCGCCAGGGTGTGGGCACCAACGGCCAGGTGTTGACGGCCGACAGCGCGGTGACCAACGGTCTGAAGTGGGCAACCCCCGCGACGCCGGGTGGCGCCTCGTTCGCAGTGCAGGCGCGCGCGGCCTACCACCAGGTGGGCGGGGTGATCACTGTCCGGTCCTCGAAGGCAGTCACGCTCAACGCGATGTACCTGGAGCCCATGCCGCTGCTCAACGCGGCGACGCTCACATCCATCGCGATCGAGCTGACCAGCTCGACGGCCAACGCCGTGGTGCGCTTCGGGGTGTACGCCTCCAACGCGAACAACCTGCCGGACGCGCTCGTGGCGGACTTCGGCACATTTGCCGCCGCCACCTCCGGCGCGCTGCTCACCGCCGTCAGTCAGGCGTTGTCCGCCGGGGTGAACTGGCTGGCCATCTGTTTCCAGACGGCAGCCCCCAGCGCGCGGCACGGCGCCGGTTTTAATCCCTACGTGAGCAGCGCCGCCTTCCCGGCTGGCACCGGCACCGGATGGGACAACGCGTACGTGCAGACCGGCGTCACCGGGACGTTGCCGGCCAACACCACCATCGGCAGCCTGACCGACACCGACAGCCCGTTCGCGGGCGTGAAGTTCTAGGGGGAACAGTGCCCACTGCCTACGTAGGTCTTACCGTCCAGACGCCCGCCACCCCGCTGGTGAACGGGGGCGAGGACAAGATGCCGGCCATCATCACCGCCGTGGGCGAGTCTGGCCCCAACGGGGGCGTCATGGTGAGCCTGAAGACGCTGCCCAATGCCGCGCTCACGCTGATCGCGTACGACGCCAGCGTGGAACTGGTGGACTACGAGGAAGACGCGCGCGCACTCGGAGTGGGCGCCGGGGCCTGGCCTCTCGACTACGCATGATCAGGAAGTAGGCTGCGCTCATGCCAGTGATCCCGGTACCAGGCACGCTCCCCGCACCGCCCGGCAGCGAGGGATGGTGTGGGTGGGACGTGGACCCCACCGACCTGTGCGCAGACTGGGCGACGTGGCCGGAGGCTACGCGAGAGCTCGCACTGTCGGTGGCCACCACCGTGATGTGGGCGGCCACCGGGCGCCGCTTCGGGCCATGCGAGGTTACGGTGCGGCCGTGCCAGACCCGCGAGCGCGCCGAGGCGTACCGCGCCTATCCCGTGTGGTGGTCCGGCGATGGGTTCGCTGGACCGTTCCCCTTCCTGTTCGGCGGAGTGTGGGCGAACTGCGGATGCGGCGTCGGCTGCTGCTGCCGGCCGCGCTGCGCCATCCTCATGGACGGCCCGGTCGACAGCATCGTGGAGGTGTTGGTGGACGGCGTCATGGTGCCATCCACGGAGTACCGGGTGGACGTGGCGCAGGGCGGCTACTGGCTCGTGAAGACCTCCGCCGGCTGCTGGCCAACGTGCCAGGACTTCAACGTGGCCGGCGACGAGGTGGGCGCCTTCCAGGTGACCTACGGGCGGGGCGCCCCGGTACCGGATTCCGTGCTGGGGGCCACCGCCATCCTCGCGTGCACTCTGGGCAAGCAGATCGGTGGCGCTGACTGCGGGCTGCCACCGCGCCTGTCCGCGCTTACTCGCCAGGGCGTCAGCGCCGAGTTCATCACGGATTCGATCGACGTGGACACCTTCACCACCGGAATCAACCTGGTGGACATGGTCATTCGGGCGGAGAACCCAAGTCGCCGCACCCGGCCCCCGGTCGTGCTGTCGCCGGATCTCCAGGACAACCGCGACCGGCGCACGATCATCGGGGGACCGTGATGGGACTGCACGATCCGATGGTGTCGCCGCTCATGTACGAACTGCTGGCCTGCCTGGAGGAAGAGATCGACAAGGTGGACAGCCCGCCGCTGTACCGTGGCCTGCGCCCTGGACAGCAGGTAGACCACCTGATCTCGATGACCTCGGACGAGTGCTGTCAGGGCCTCGCGTGGGTGCGCTGCGTCGGGTTCGTTCCCAGCTCGGGCACCTTCCCGGCGCAGGATGAGGACCCGTTCCCGCTGAAGAACGGGGGCACTCGGGCGTGGGCCATCACGCTGGAGATGGGCGTGGTGCGATGCTCCCCGACGCCGGACGAGAACAGCATCCCCAGTAACGCCACCTGGAACGCGGTGGTCGACGCGATCATGGATGACGCCGCCGCGATGCGTCGTGCGATCTGTTGTTTCGTGGCCGGCAACCCGGCGCGCGCGGCATCGACGCTGCCGCTGGACTGGCAGCCCATCGACGTGGAAGGCGGGTGCGTGGGCGGCATCCTCCAGCTTGTGGTGCGCGGTCCGGCGTGCGACTGCTCCGAGGCCGGCGGCTCGTAGTGGCTATCGCGAAGCTGGACAAGCTGGACAAGAATGGCCTGACCATCGACGCGATCCGGCTCTCCATCCCGCGTACACGGCAGGTGACGCGCAAGGTGCTGAAGCAGAGCACCGTCCTGTGCCCGGTCGACACCGGGCGACTACGCGCCAGCGGCAAGATGAAGTTCCGCATCGCCCGCAACCGCCCGATAGGCGTGGTGGTGTACGCGGTGAAGTACGCCGCCGCCGTGCATGACGGCAGCGGGCCGCACATCATCCGGCCCAAGAAGAAGAAGGCGCTGCGTTTCGTCGTGGCCGGCCGCGTGGTGTACGCCACGAAGGTCCACCACCCCGGTTCGCCGCCGCGCCCCTTCCTGCGCCACGCCGCCGAGCTGGTGGCGGTCGCTGAGGGGTTGCGGTTCGTGCCATCGAAGTCAGATGTCACACCGGACGGCGGTTAGGATGGCGCCATGAGTCCAGCCAAGAAGGCCGCCGCCCCCGTCAAGCGCGCCACGAAGACGCCGCGCGCCGCCAGTCGCCCCGCCAACGCCGAACCGGCACCGGTCGCGATCAAGCCGCAGACCACCACGTTCCTGGGGCGCGAGGTGGAGGTGAAGACGCCAACGCCGGATCAGCTCTTTGCGTGGAACGAACTGATCGAGGAGTGGCAGAGTCTCGACGCCGCCGAGATGACGGTCGAACAGACCCTCGCGCTGGTGGGCGACTTCGTCGAGATCATCAATTCCGTTCTCCCGAGCGACGCCGACCGGGCGTGGTACCGCAAGGGGCGCATCCGGGGCACCATCACGCTGGAGGCCAGCGCCACTCTCGTGCTCGACGTCATGAAGACGTACAAGGATGAGCTGGCCGACGCCGAACCGACGAACCGCGCCGCGCGCCGCGCGAAGGCGTAGTGCCGGGGGTGGACCCGGTTGCCTCGCTGGGCATCTGGGCGGTGGAGGTGGATCTGGCGGGGCGGGTGCTGCGCATCCCACCACTTCCCGCTGGGGACTGGCTACCCGTCCTGATGCGCCTGGACCTGCGAGGCGTGCGGAGTCTGATCGAGGATATCGGCCTCCGTCGGATGCTGCTGGACGGCGTCATTACCCGAGCACAGCTGGAGGACGCGCTGGAGCGACTGGTGGAGGGTGCGTCCGGCCGCTCGGCATGGGAGACCTTCGCGCTCGCCCATCTCGCCGCTGAGAACTGGCGCAGGGTGGGCGGCGAGCTGGCGCGGCGCGGCGTGCGCCTGGACCTGCTCCCGCTCGGCGCGGCGCTGGACGCGATCTACGGCACCATCGCGGCAGGCATGGACGAGAAGGGCTTAGCCAACCTCAACCGCGTGCTGGAGCGGCAGGCGCCGAGCGACACCCCGCCGGCGGTCAAAGGGCCGCGTCCGCCCGCGCTCGTGCCAGCCAGCGCCGAGCCGTACGTACGTGTACGCCCCAAAACTGTGCAACGCAGGCCGCAGGACCGCCTTGGCGCCCCGATCGAATCGCCCATGCCGCCACCCGTTCTACCCGCTGATAGTGGTCCGGCGGATGTGAGCGCGCCCCCGCCGCCCGCTGCCGCCGGTCATCCAGCGGCGTAGCGCTCATGCGGTAGATCGTCTCTTCGGCGCCCCACACGGCGCTCGCGGCCAGCGCCGTGAGATGGCGTACCGGCAGCGTGGCCAGGCGTGCGGCAGTGATCCCCTCGACGTGCTGGATGCGCAGATCGACCAGCACCGGCCGCCCGTCGCGCGCCTCCACTCGCGCCTGAACTGTCCACGGCAGCACGCAGACGCGCACCTGGTCCAGCCCCACCACCTCGATCATCGCGCGCCTGATGTCCATGCGGACACCGTAGCCCAGATGTCACACCCGCCAGGGTGCGCGGTGGCGCCGCGCCGTCGAGACTGGGCACATGGCCTCTCGCGGACAGGTGCAGATCGACGTTGTCGCCGACACGTCGAAATTTGCCGCGCAGGTCAGTCGCGAACTTAAGGCCGCGCTGAAGACGGTCAAGGTCAAGCCCGAGGTGGAGATCGATGCCGGGGCGTCGGCCGCGAGGGCGCGCCTTGAGGGCGAGCTGGTGGGCAAGTCCTTCGCCGAGGGCGTCGCGAAGTCCTCCGGGTCCAGCTCGGTTAACCGCCGGGGACGCTTGGCGGGCGCGAAGTTCGGCAGCTCCTTCACCGCCGGACTCAGTAAAAGTCTGGGCAGCCTCTCCGCCGTCTTCAGCAAGGCGCTGACCGGCGCCTTCTCACTGCTGGCCAGCGTGGGCAAGTGGGCACTGCTGGCCACCGCCATCGCACAGGCTGCCGTGGTGGCAGGCCAGTTCACAGCGGCGCTACTCCCCGCGATCGGCATCGCGGCTGGACTGCCGGCGGTGCTGCTGGCGGGCGTCGGCGCACTCGGCGTGCTCAAGCTGGCGCTGCGCGGGGTGGGCGACGCGCTAAAGGCTGGCTTCTCCGGGGACGCGGACAAGTTCGCCGAGTCCCTCAAGGGATTGGCGCCGGCCGCGCAGTCCGCCGTGAAGGCTATCGTCAGCCTGAAGCCCGCCCTGGACAATCTCGGCAAGGCCGTCCAGGGCGCTTTCTTCGCGGGGTTCGCGGAGCAGATCAAGGCGCTGGCCACGCTATATCTACCCCTGCTCCAGAAGCAGCTTCCTCCGATCGCGTCCGCCCTTGGCGGCTTCGTCACGAAGTTCGCCGAGGCCGCCAAGCTGCCGGCGGTAGTGTCCGCGATCAACGACGTGCTGGCCGGGACCGCGCGCGCCTTCGTCAGCGCCAGCGGCGGGGTAGGCGCGCTCACCGCCGGGCTGGCCGCCGCCGCCAAGGCCGGGCTGCCGCTGGTCGAGGGGCTGGGCGTCGCCTTCGGTGACCTCAGCAAGCGCTTCGGCACCTTCCTATCGCAGGCTGCCGAGAGCGGCCAGCTGGACGCGTTCCTGGCCAACGCGTTGGGCGTCCTTCACCAGCTGGGAGATCTACTTTCCAACGTCGGCAGCGTCCTGTTCCTGGTGTTCAATGCGGGCGCGGCCAGCGGCGTGAACCTGCTGGACACGCTAGTCAAGATCACTGACGCGGCGAGCGCTTTCCTCTCGACGACTCAGGGGCTGTCCGCCCTTCACGCGATCTTCAGCGCGCTTGCCGAGGTAGGCGCCGCGCTGTCGGACGTCTTCGCCGTGGTGCTGCCCATCCTGGGCGCAGCGGTCGTTACAATCGCTCCCGCTATCGGCCAGATAGCTACGGTAATAGGCGACTTGCTCCAGGCTGTCGCGCCGCTGATCGCGGTAGTGGCTGGCCTCGTGGACGTGATCGGGGACCAGCTCGCCGGGGTGATAGCGGGCATAACGCCCATTATCGCCGCAATGGTCCAGATTCTGGGCAAGGGCTTGGGCGATATCCTGCCCGTCATCGCCAAGGCCCTGCTGTCCGTGGTCACCGCCGCCGCCCCACTCTTGCTCGTGCTCGCGAACATGGTCACCTTGATTGGCGGGCAGCTCGCCGACACCTTGACCGTCATCGCCCCCTTCGTCGCGAAGTTCGCACTGGCGCTGGGTGGCACGCTTGGGAAGGTGCTGCCCAAGATCACCGGCGCGATCCTGAAGCTGGTGGAGGGCCTCGCCCCCCTGCTGCCCGTTCTCGCCGCCGTGGCGGACGCTGTGGCCGGCCAGCTCGCTGATGCGGTTACCGCGATCGTGCCCACGCTGGTCACGGTGGCGAACGTGCTGGTGGGCTCGCTGGGGCGCGTGCTGCCGATCGTCACCAAAGCGTTCCTTGACCTGGTTGTCGCCCTCGTACCCCTACTTGTCCCACTTTCACAGCTTGTGGCGCAATTAGTCGAGGGGCTCGTGCCCGCACTGATCCCGCTGATCCCGCTGATCGTGGACGCTGCCAAGGCGCTGGCGAAGCCGCTGATTGACGCTATCGCCCTTCTGGTCCCGGCGCTGATCAAGATTGTTGACGTCATTGTCAAGTCGGTCTTGCCCGAAATGCCCAAGCTGATCGACGCTTTCGTCAAGATTCTGACCGCGCTACTGCCGCTGATCCCGAACTTTATAGACCTGATTGACGCAGTCCTTCCGCTTGTTCCCGCTATCACCGAACTGTCTGGAAAGCTGTTCGAGCTCTTCCTCCCGGTGATCATGGCCGCCATCGTCATCCTGGTGAAGATGGTCGACGTCATTTCGGGCTTCTGGCTGCCGATCATCCGGGCCATGGTTACCGCGACCGTGGCTATCGGCGATGCGCTCGGCTGGCTCATTGACCGGCTGACTGGCGCCTTCCGGGCTGTCGGTAAGTGGGTTTCCGACCTGACTGGCTCCGTTCGCTCGCTGCCAGGGCAGATCCTGAGCGCGCTTGGCGACGTCGGCGGCCTGCTCTGGAATGCCGGCGGCAACATCATCCGGGGCTTGATCAACGGTATTCAGAGCAAGCTCGGTGAGCTGAAGTCGACCATGAGCAACGTGGTCTCCTCCGGCATCCGTGACTTCCTGCCCTTCTCCCCTGCGAAAACCGGACCGCTGTCCGGCAGTGGCTCGCCCGAGCGCTCAGGTATCCGCATCGCGGAGGGAGTGGCCGAGGGAATCGACAAGCGCCGTGCCGCACTGCGTCAGGCCATGGCCGCGATGGCGTCGGATCTCGCGCTGACCAGCTCGCCGTTAACGCCCGGTAGCGTGCAGGGTGGCGACGGAGCCAGTGTTGGCCAGGCGCAGGGCGGCATCCGCGTGTGGCCCAACCAGCCGGCGGCGGACACCAAGACGCTCACGCTGGTCAGCGATGGCTCGAAGATGAGTGCCTTGCTGATCGAGACGATCAGCAAGGCCGTACGGCTACAAGGCGGCGATGTACAGAAGGTGCTCGGCAAGACTCAAGGGGGCGCGCAGTGACCGCACCGTGTGACCTCACCGGGCCGTACGCCTACGACCTCAGCATCCAGGCGCTGTGGGTGCCCACGATCGTGGACGTGCAGGCACCTACGGACGTGGAGATCGCGACCGGCATCGACCTCCAGGCACTGTACGACCTGACCGACATTATCGGCTGGGAAGTGGATACCGATGTCCTGCGCGATGGCGACTGGGGACCCTTCGAGGAGCAACGAATGGGTGAGCAGAAGTGCGCAGACTCGCGCCTGATGTTCGCGGCTGACCGCGCGGGGGTGGATGTGCGCACACTCTGGATCCGGGGGCAGGAAGGCAACATCGTCCTACTCCCGAGTGGCCACTACCTCGACCACCCCACCGCCCCCGTGAACGTGTATCCCGTACGGGTCTCGCAGCTCACGCAGCAGCAGCGGCTACGCTCTGGCTTAGGCTCGCGCATCCTGGTGAGCTTCACGGTGCGCAAGCGCGTGGGCGAGAACGTCACCATCGTCGGACCGTAGGAGAGACCCGTGGCACTGCTGGGCGCACTGGTAGACAGCTTCCGCGCGGCGGTGCTGAACACCGCGCTGTGGAACGCCGTCAACGCGGCGGGCAACAGCGGCCAGCAGGCCGGCGGGCAGTACACCTTCATCGTCCAGGCTGGCGCCACTGGAGATGCCTCACTGGACAGCGACATCGCGTACGACCTCACCGGGTCGCATCTGCACATCGAGCTGATCAGCGCGGGGGTGCAGGAGTCAGGCCTGGAGATGTACCCCATCATCCTCACGCAGAACCCCGCGAACATCACTAACAGCCTGCTGATCGTGGTGGCCGGTGGTTTTCTCGGGTGCTACCAGTTCGTGGCGGGCGTCGGAACGGCGCTGGCCACTCCCGCATATAGCCCGACCGCCCACCGCTGGCTCCGCGTCCGCCAGGCGGCCGGCACCGTACATTTCGAGGCCAGCCCTGACCACCGCGCGTGGACCGTGCTCGCCTCCGTGGTGCCCACGATCGCGATTACCGCGCTGTACATGCGCGCGCGCACCTTCTGCTACCTGGCGTTGGCCACCGCCAAAATGACCGCGATCTCCAATGTCAACTTCGTCGCACCGCCCGACGTCGAATTCCCCAATGGAGCGATTCCGGTCGGGCTGGAGCTCGCGTTCGGGGCCGACCTGAGTGCAGACCCGGCCACCTGGGACTGGACTGACGTCACGCCCGAGGGCAGCTCGGACTTCATGAGTCAGGACGTGTCCGTCTCGCGTGGGCGCGCGGACGAGTCCAGCCAGGTGGCGCCCACCTCCGCCGAGATGGACCTGGACAATCCGGCAGGTGACTACACGCCGGACAACCCGCTGGGCGCCTACTATCCGAACGTCGACCTGGGTACCCCGGCGCGGTGGTGGCTCAACGCTGGGTCCACCCGGCTGTACCTGTCGCCCACGCTGGGCGCGCGCGCCGAGGTGGCGTCGATCTCCTCGCTGAACATCACCACGGACCTCGATGTCAGGGTGGATCTGCACCTGAAGACCATGGATGCAGGTGGCTCCCCACCCATCGTCGCGGGGCGTGCAAACCCCCTGAGCACCTTCTCCTGGGAGCTGTTCGCATGGCCCAACAGCACGGTTTCCCTCTTCTGGTCTCCGGACGGCTCCACCATCCTGTCGGCCACCTCCACGATGCCCGTGCTTCCGTCCTCCGCGCGCGCCACGGTCCGCGCGACGCTGGACGTGAACAACGGCGCCGGTGGCTGGACGGCCACCTTCTACCTGTCCGACTCCGTGACCGGCACCTTCACGCAAATCGGGACTGCGGTTACCGGGGTGGGTGTCACCTCGATCTTCAATGCGACCCAGCCGCTCACGGTGGGGTCGGATCCGCGCGGCGTTGAGCAACAGGCGGCGGACGCCACCGTCTACCGCTTCCAGCTTCGTAACGGCATTGGCGGTACGGTCATCGCCGATGCCGACTTCACCGCGCAGGTGTCCGGCCTGAACGCGTTCGTGGACTCCACCGGGCTGGCCTGGACCATCTACGCACCGGCCGAGCTGAGCGACAGGTGGTTCCGCATCGTTGGCACGGTGGACGAGTGGACGCCTACCTGGCCTTGGGGTGATCTGTCCGCGCAACAGGACGGCGGCCTGGGTGGAGGCGAGGCGCGAGTAGGGCTGGCCATCGCGGGAATCCTTCGCCGACTGGGGCAAGGTGCGAGCGCTCTGGAGTCCCCCGTCAAGCGCTCCATCGTCTTTCAGCCCACCTTGCGCGCCTACTGGCCGATGGAGGACGGCAAGGACTCTACGCAGATCGCGAGCGGGATCGAGGGCGGCGCGCCCGCCACCTTCACGGGGGTGATCGACTTCGCCTCCGACGACACGCTGGCCGGCAGCAAACCGCTGCCCACACTGGACGACTCCACCGGCATCTCCGGCGCAGTCTCCGGCACCTTCTCAGGACTCTGGCAAGTGGACTGGTACGTCAACATCCCCAGCCCCGGACCGGTTGGCGCTACCACGATCATGACGGTAAGTACCTCGACCGGCACCGTGGTGCTGTGGAAGATCACAATCACGGGCGCGGCCGTTACTGTGACCGGACAGAACGCTGTGGGCGGTACGGCCACCACAGCTACGGGCGCGCCGGTCGGCTTCTTCGCGGGCTGGGTGCACCTGCGCCTGTACGCGGAGCAGAACGCAGGCAACGTCGACTGGACGCTGATCTGGTTCCCGGTGGAATACCCGCTCCCGGTTGGGTCGTTCCTCACCAACACCTACGCGGGTGTAGTGGGGGGAGTGACAGGCTGGGGGGTACCTCCGGGCGCGGAACTGGGCGGAATCTCCATGGGGCACGTGGCCGTGCTCGACGTCGCCGCCGCCGGCTCCTGGGATAACGCGGCCACGGGCTGGCTGGGCGAGGCCGCCGCCGTCCGGATCGCGCGCCTGTGCGCGGAGCAGGGAATCTCCATCCGTCTTATCGGTGACGGCGAGACCACTGAGCAGATGGGAGTGCAGCAGATCGCGACGCTGCTCACGCTGCTCAACGACGCAGAGAGTGCGGACGGCGGCGTCCTCTATGAGCGCCAGGACGCCGTTGGACTGGTGTACCGCACCCGAGAGAGCATGTACAACCAGCCGGCGAACCTCACCCTGGACGCACTCCAGGGGCAACTACAGAATCCCTTCTCGCCCGTGCTTGATGACCAGCGTCTACGTAATGACGTCACGGTGACGCGACAGAGCGGCTCCTCCCTCGAAGTCCTCGACGCCGCCAGCATCGCCAAGCGCGGCACGTACGACGAAGCGGTCACGCTCAATCTGTACAGCGACACGCAGCTTCCTGGGGCCGCCGGATGGCTGCTCCACCAGGGCACCGCCCCTGGTATGCGCTACCCGCAGGTGAGTACGAACCTGGGAGTAGCGCCGGAGGTGATCGACGGTTGGCTCACGGTGGATCAGGGCGCGCGGATGGACGTGGTCAACCTGCCGCCACAGCACTCCACGGAGCCGGTACGCGTCATCGCGGAGGGGTACGTGGAGCCCGTCAGCCCCGTCACGTGGGCTCCAATCGTGAACTGCTCCCCGGGTGCGGTATGGGATGTCGGGGTGATCGACGGTACCGGGGTGGATGCCGCGTACCTGCTGCGCCTGGAGACGGATGGATCCGAGCTGGCGCTCACGATCGACGCTGACGACACCGCGCTAGCTGTCGCAGTCACGGCCGGCCCCGACTGGACGGCGGACAACGCGGAGACGCCCTTCGACATTCGCATCGGCGGCGAGCGCCTCACGGTGACCGACATCGCGGCGCGCGCCGGGGCGGCAGCTACTACGGCAGCCGCGACCGCGTATACCGGGGCGAACACCGTTAGCTTCGTAGCGCCATCGGTGGTGGCTCCCGCCGTCGGAGACCTGCTTATCTGTTCGTGGCTCAGCTTCCTGAGCACCGGCACCTACACACTCCCAGGAGGTATGACGATCGGATCCCGCACTGACGCCGCTTTCACCTCTCTGGAGCAGGCCACGAAGACGTTGGGCGCCAGCGGCGCCACCGGGACGCAGACCGCGACGTTCAGCACTCCGGACAAGTGGACGGCCACCTCCGTGGTGGTACACGCGGGCAGCGGCTCGCCCGTGGTCGTGGAGGTAGTGAGTGGGGTCGCGATTTCGCTGCCGCTCACGCTCGCCACCTCGGGCGCGCCCCTGGTGGGCGACTGGCTGCTGTTGATCAATGGCTGGGATTGGGACCCGGCGGGCGCCATGGGCGCACCGGACAGCACGTGGATGGCGGTGACCGACAGCGTGACCGCCACCATCACCACCTCTCGGACGCGCGTCTGGGCAAAGCGGGTGGCGAAGTCGGGCGTGCAGTCTGTACTCATCCCGCTCGCGTCGAGCGCCAACGACAACCACGGCCGGCTGTACGTGCTGCGCGGACTTACTGGCCCGACGCAAGCCTTCACCGTGGTACGTAACATCAACGGAGCGGCGCGCGCGCATGACGCAGGCTCCGCCGTCACATTGTGGTTCCAGCCCGTGCTGGCCAGGTAGGAGGGGCTGTGAATCCATTTCTCGCAGGTCAGCGGCTCACCGCTGGTCAGCTCAATGACGCGACACAGAAGACACTCAAGTCCATCGAGGTATCCACGGCCGGCATCATCAACACCACGTCGGGCACCACCCAGCTCGACATCCCGAAGATGGCGCTAGGCCCCATTCCGCAGGTCAATGGAGGTTTGTACCAATTCAACCTACATGCGATCGTCCAGGCATCGGTGGCCACCGACGAGTTCAAGATGCTGGTTCGTCGGGACACCGCGCTTACGGGAACCATCATCCAGGAGTGGACGATCTTTGCCGCCGGCATCACCACGGCGCGCGGGGTGTACCCCTGGGATGACTTCGTGGCCTCGGCCACCGAAGACGTCAACTACTTCGTGAGCCTCCAGCGCACTTCGGGTACCGGCACGCTCGCGATCTACGGCCAGTACGGTACGGGAAACCGTTCCGGAATCGCGTGCGTACGCGTCGGCTACAGCAGCGAGTTCGCGGTAATCCCGTGAGCCGGCGACGCAGGGATCGACGGAAGTTCTTCCGGGCGCTCGGGCCGGTGGCGCCGCGACCGGTGGTCGCGATCAGCGTGGACGCTCCGAAAGTGCTCGCGGTCGCGACTGCCGCAGCCCGCGAAGTCGCGGAGAAGGTCATCGTCGGGGCCGTCCAGCCGCGCCCACTCCAGCCGGAGGCGGTAGAGCTGGACGATCTGACCGTGGCCGAGCTGCGCGCGCTGGCAGTCAGGCGCGGCGTGGTGCTGGGTGCACGGCGGACGAAGATGGCCATCATCGAGGCGTTGCGTTGACCGTCAGTATCAGCGTGATGGCGCACCCGGACCGCCGCGCGCAGGTGACCGCACTCCAGTACGAGCTGGGGCGTCGAGTGCCGATCGCGTGGGACAACGAAGGTCCACCGTCACGGGATCACGAGCGCCTCTGGCGTACCGCGCGCGCGGCCTGGCGACTGTACGATCCGGCCGCCGCCTGGCACCTGCTGCTCCAGGACGATGCGATCGTGGCGCCGCACCTGTTGGCCGCGCTCCCCGGCGCGCTCGATCACGTGCCGTGCCCAGCGGTGGTGAGCCTGTACGTCGGTACCGGCCGGCCAGTCCCCGGAGTGTGGCACGATCTTGCCCGCCGGGCGGACGAAGGCGCCGCTGCGTGGATCGTGGGGCCTATGGTGATGTGGGGAGTGGCGCTGGCCGTCCCCACTCATCTGGTCCCGGAGATGCTACTGTGGGGTGACCGCCAGCGCGGCATCCCGGATGACATGCGGGTGGGACGGTGGGCGCGTCAGCGCAAGCTGGAGGCCTGGTTCCCATGGCCGTCCCTGGTGGATCACCCGGAGGGTGCGTCGCTGGTGGGCCACGCCGGGCGCCGGGTGGCACGCCACTTCCTGGCCACGGACGCGCGCGAGGTGGACTGGGGCGGACCGGTGGTACGGTGGCGGTAAGGGGAACGTGGTGCGAAGCAGCCCGGACCATTGGGATTGGTCCGGGCTGCTTTTTGTACTGACCCACCTACTGCGTGACGTTCGCCCATTCGGCCTCGTGGAGAACCTGATCGGGTACCGCGTCGTACGCCAGCGCCACAGCGGCAAGCTGCGCGTGCACGGCGGCGGCCTGGAGGCGCGCGGCGACCCCCGCGTCGCTACCGGGTCGATTCAGGTCCAGCAGTTCCTCCGCGCGTCGGTAGTGCTCCGGGCCGTTCACGACTTGTCCAGCTTCACCTGGTGGGCGATGCCCTCGAACCGGGTACCCATCTCGATGTGCACGGGCGCGCCGTCCACCGCGCTGGTGAAGAACATGCGCATCGCGCCGTGCCGTTCCACCTTCGCGAAGTTGCCCAGCAGCTTGGGGTTGAACGCGACCCCGTGGAGGGGGGTGGGCGCCTTACCGCTCACCATGTCGATCGCCTGGTGGATGTCCACCTCCGCCGTGTCCCCGTTCTCCGGGATGGGAACGCCGACGCCGGACACGCGCATGGTGAGCGCGGGCCACAGCTCGCCGGAGGCCTTGCGCTCCACGATCAGCGTGTAGAGGTTCGCGGCGTAACTGTCGCCGATCACTCGCAGGGAGACCGGCGCCCAGCCGAGCTTCGTGGGCAGCTTGAACGCGCTCGCCAGGGACTTGGCCTCCGCGACGCCGATACGCACGTCGAACGCGGGGTGACCGGTCTCGGGGCCGTACTCCGCGAACACCGCGTCGTCGTCCTCGGGCGTCGCGTCCACGTCGTCCTCGGTCCAGCTCACCCGCACCGCCTGCGTGCGGTTGGTGGCCAGCATCTTCACGTGCGCATCGCGGGACTCGATACGCACGCAGTGGTGGCGCAGGTCGTCCTTGTCGGGGCTGACGAACGGAAGCACGTCGCCGATCATGCCGGTGATCTCACGGGTGGGAAGCGCGATCATGAGTCCTCTTTCTGACGTTTGTTGCGGATAAGTTCTGCGCGCTCTTCCTGCGACGTGCCACCCCACACACCCTCCGGCGCGATGGAGGCACCCAGCGCCCACGCGAGGCAGTCCGCGCGAACGCGACAGCGCGCGCACACCCGCTTGGCGGGAGCATTGCGCGGCTCGGCGTGCATGCCGCGCGCCACCGGGAAGAACAGTTCCGGCTCTTCAGTGAGGCAGGCCGCATCCTTGCGCCAGCTCTCGTCGTGGCCGGAGACCGGGCTAAGAAACTGAGCGCGCTTGTCGATCTGCGCCCCCAGCCGTCGAGCGTCCACGGGGTACCTCCAGGTGCGGGGGATGGAAGTTGGGGAGAGCGACAGCGGTTCCGAGTCCGGAGCTTCGTCGGCAGCCTCGCCGCGCCCTTGCTCTCCCCAACTTCCACGCTATCAACGATCGACGGGTACGTCAACCGTCTACCAGTCGAACCTTTCGGCATCCCCGGGCTCCAGCTCGCCCTCCACGGCCCACGCGATCTCGCGCAGGATGGTAGCGACCTGTCGGGGGGAGGCATGAGCGTAGCGCCGCTCGAACGCGATCACGCTCATGTCGAGTCCCACCTCCAGCGTGTCCACCGTCTCGGCAAGGTGGGTGGCCTGAAGGGGGCTCAGATCGCGCGCAGAGGCTCCGGAGCCCTTAATGGCCCACAGGACTGCGGTGGTCAGCGAGAGGCCGCGTACGCCCGGCTCGGGCGTCACGTGCGATCCGGCCATGGACCCCCAGCCGTGCTCGCCGATCAGCGCGGCGGCCGTGCGGATGATGAGCGGGGCGGTGATGGGTGTTAGAGTTTGGATCATCGGGATTACCTTTCGCGGGGTAGCTGGTTGGCAGATGCGTTTCACGGTAGACCTCGGGCAGCAACCCGGGGTCTACTTCCTTTTCACGGGTCGATAATGCCGGCCTCCTCGCGCTTCATGAGCGTTGCCCAGTCGTCCCCGCCCGGAGTCTTCAGCGTCCACCCGCGATCAGCCAGCACGCGCGCCATCCGCTTGTCGGCCGCCCACTTGCGCGCGGCCGTGGCCTTCGCGGTCCTCTTCGGCTTCTCGTCTTCCGTCATGAGGTGATCTTAGGCGACGGGCTACGAATACGTCAACCGTTGTGGGGGCAAAGAACAGCCCCTCCCGCTTGGCATGCGGGAGGGGCTGTTTCGGATAGAGCTACGCGCCGAACGGGCTCACCGGCTGCTTGCTGGCGAGGTAGGCGCGCGCGACCTGCGCGTCCTCCGGGTTGAACGGCGCCAGCTTCCAGGAGAAGCGCACGTTGGGCATGCCCGGACGCCACGCCGTCAGCGCGGCCTCAATGTCCGCAGGCGTCTGGTACTTTCCGGCCTTCTTGTCCTCGCCGATGGGGAAGCGGAACAGGCGCCCGAGGATGGCCCCGCTTCGCCGCTCCAGCGCGGCCTTGCCGGACCCCACGATGGGCGCGTTGCTCCACCACATCGCGTCGAACTCCTTGCCCGCGTGCACGCCGTCCAGCACAACCGTGTCCGCCGTGAGGCGCTCCACCAGCTTGGGGTCAGCGCCCTTGTCGAAGTTGTCCTTCACTTCCTCGATCTTGATCGGGGTGAGCAGGATCAGCGCGCCGAACAGGTCGACGGGCTTCAGGTAGCTGCCTCCACCGGAGGGCTGGCTGAACGGGTCACCCGCGTTCGGGTTGATGCTGGTGGATCCGTCGGCCTGCGCGAAGGGATCAATGTTCTGCGTCATGCGGACTCCTATGCCCTGTTGACTCCGGTGAAGCGGTGTCGCTTCGTGGGGCGGGTGGGACTCGAACCCACAACCACCGGACATCTAGCCCGGGTGCCGGTGCTCTGCCAGTTGAGCTACCGCCCTACCTTGCGCGCTCGTCACGGGATTCGAACCCGCCCCCGATATCAGGGACCCAGACCCGTCACCCTTGCGAGGTTTCAGAGGTCCTGCGAGCCGGTGGGTTGGCCACCCCACCATTGAGAGATCATGAGTCTCTCGCCAGCCGCATATTGCGAGTAGGGCAGCGGCCAACCTAGCGTCGTGAGCGGGATTCGAACCCGCACGTCCGGCTCGCGCCGGGCTCTGCCAGTTGAGTTATCACGACTACCCGCGATGATCAGTCCCGGGTCAGACGCACCCACCGTCGCGGATGCCTCGTGCGTGGGCAGGATTCGAACCTGCATCTCCGGGCGTACCGGGCTCTTATCCGTTAGAGCTACCACGCGACCAGCGCTTACGTGCGCCAAACGCACCGTAGTCGGTGAACCGAATCTGCATCCGGCCTACGCGTTGTCCTCGGTTAAAACCACAAGTTTTCCCGAGTGCCCGTCACGTAGCGCTTTCGCTCGACTCGCATCCTGCCGTGGACTCGAACCACGGTTACCTGCGGTGCACCGCCGGCCGAAACCCTCTATCCAGGACTGCCGCTTGGCGAGATTCGGAGATACCCCGTGGGCACCTCTCTCCCCTCCCGCCTTGCATGCTCGGTGGTGATCGGATCTACATCCCGAAGGACTCCCCGCCCCGCCTTGCATCTGAACCCTAACACCTACCTGGTAGCTAGCGCAACCCCGCAAGCACCCTCTTGCCGAGCGCCTCCAGTTCCGGAGTCCAGGCCCCCGCCGCGCTGGCGTCGCGCCACACCGCCGTCATGTCCGCCGAGCACGTGGCCCTGACGAGGCGGGCGGCGTACGGGTCGCTGCTGGACGCGGCCACCACGGCGGACATGGGCGCCACCAGCGGCCACGCGAGATCGCGCCTTGAGCGCCACGCGCGCACTTGCTGGCACAGGCGCGCCGCCTCCAGGCCAGCGGCGATGTTCACGCCATAGATGTCCGTCTTGCTCACACCGATGGGGATGTGGGCCATCACGGCGAGGTCCCTTGAGAGGGTGGAGGGCATCTCTACCCAGTCGTCCTTCGCGTCATCCCAGTAGTGCGTGGCAGCGGCGTACAGCGCGAGCTGTACCGCGATGTCACCCCACCCGTAGTCGATGTTCTTCGCAGTCTTCACGTCCCCGATCACGTGCTGGCTCCCCGCGCCCCACCAGTAAATCCGGTCCAGCTTCCCGCATACCTGGAACTCCGGGATGGCCACGAACCGCTCAATGAAGGAGGGCTCCACGACGAGCTTCTCTGCGTCCAGCGCTCTGCGGTACGCCTCGACATCGGCCTGCCAGACGGCGGGGGCGTCGGAGATGGAACCTCCGCGATCGACCGTCTCCGTCAGCGAGTGCATGGCGCTACCCCGATTCGCGCCCTCGTTGCCGCCGGCCATCTCCTTGGCGCGGTGGGCGATGCCCTGGAGGGTGTCCTTGTCTTCCAGCGGGGTGGCCATGGCCAGCGCGGTGAGATCCGCGCGCATGCCCATACCCTTCACGATCATCCGGTTTTCCCACTTACTCAGCCCGGTCATGTCACTGATCGACTTGGCGAAGGTGGTCACGCGGGACCACGTCTCCACCTTGTTCGTCTCCGGCCCCAGCAGCCGATAGCGGCCGTTCTTCACCTGCGGCGCGCGCGCGCTGGCGCCGCCGGGCTGGCCGAACGGATCGGGTTGACTCATGCGCTTGCTCCCTGATTCTGGTTGGCGAAGTACGTTACGATCGGATCGATTCTCTTGCTGGCGAAGCGTCCGTCAATGAGCGCGGACACATCCCCCTTGCTGGCCTTCTCCGGGACCACGATCCCCGCGCTCTTGCACATCGCGAGCTGCTTCTCACTGGGTTTCGTCCGGCGCCAGCTCGCGCTCTTGTCCAGCGTCATGCTGGCGTTCTCGCCGCCCATCTCGTCCGCGAGATCCTCGCCCCACGCGAACGCGAGATCCAGCGTGATCCCGACGTGCTCAGAGATACCCCCGCGCTTGCCGTCGATCGCGTCATACGCGGTCTTGCAACTCCACGCCACGTCGTAGGTGCCAGGATCGGCATCGACGCCAGTGGCCGGGATGATGAACACGTACACCGCGCCCTTGCCGGTCCCGGCCGACAGGAAGTACGTCCCGCCCGCCGTCTTCAGCCACACCCTGCGCGAGGCCGTGGCCAGCGGGTCGAAGTCCATCGTGGTGACCGGCCCGAAGTGAATCAGCTTCCCGGCACGTTCGGCGGTGGCGGCTTCCTCGACGTCCAGCAGATCCTCAGCCTCGATCAGGGATTGACCGTCCTGAAGCTTGATCTCCTTGTCCGACAGATCCACCAGGGAGGCGAGGCCGTGCACGGCGCTGGCGCCCACCACGTCGAGGATCAGGCAGTCCTGACCCTCGCGGGGCTGCGTGAGATCGGGGCGCAGGCCCCGGCCCACCATCTGCTGGTAGAGCCCGGCGGAGCGGGTGGGGCGCGCGATCACGATGCACGAGACCTTCGGGGAGTCGAAACCCTCGGTGAGAACCATGCAGTTGCTGATCACCTGCGTCTCGCCGGACTCCAGCCGACGCAGGATGGCGCGCCGCTCTTCCTGCGCCAGTGCGCCGTGCACCACCTCCGCGCTCACGCCCTGCGCCACGAGCTCGGCAGCGAAGCTGTACGCGCTGTCGACGGTGGGAGCGAAGAGGATGCCGGAGCGAGTGCCCGCGTGCTCCACGTACGCCTTGGCCACCGTGGCTGGCGCCAGGGAGGCATCCAGCGCTTCCTCCAGCGCGCTCACCTGGTAGTCCCCAGCGCTCTTCTTCACCTTCGACAGGTCGAAGTCCTCGATCTCGATCCGCTTGCCACGCGGGGGGAGTAGGTACCCCGCCCGGATCATGAACGAAATGTCCTTGCGATAGGACACCCTCTCCCAGATGTCCGACAGCTTGCCCTTGTCCCCGCGCACGAGGGTGGCAGTGAAGCCTGCGGTACGAGTGCGCCCGGTAGCGCCCTGATTCAGGCCAGTGCCGAGACAGTCGGAGCAGGGTTCGCCGGAGCGGTCGTTAGCGCACCGGCCGCACGGAACATCCATGCACCCGAAGTGCTCCAGGATGTCTCTGTACGTTTTTGCAACAGAATGATGGCATTCGTCAACTATGACAAGCCCGACATTGCGGATCATCGCGCGGCGCGCCGGGTTGCGCAGGGACTGCACCGAGGCCACGATCACGTTCGCGCTGACCTCGTTGCGCGCGGCCTTGACGATGCCCACTTTCAGGTGGGGCGCCACGTCGCGCAGCTTCTTCGCGGCCTGCGTGACCAGCTCGTCGGTGTGCGCGAGGATCAGCACCCGGCGGCCACCATTCGCGGTGACGAACTGCGAGGACAGGTGAGAGAACACCACGGTGTTGTGGGTTACCAGATGGTGACGCGTCACGTAGAGGTGATCCTCTGTCGCCACCTGAATGCACACGGCTTCGGCCGGATCGACCGGACGGACGGAGGTGACGCGGCGCGTGGGCAGGTACTTCGAGTTGGGGCGGAAGACATCCCGCTTGCGCGGAACGCGAACGGGAGTCAGCCCTTCGGCGAGCCGCACCTGAAGGCGAAAGGCGTCACTCGTCTTGCGTACCCCCAGGTACGTCCAGGACGTCTTCTTGTTTCGGATCGGGGCAATACCCCCCAGGGAGTTGGCCAGCTCGCGCATGCCCTGCGCGAGGCGCTCGCTGACGGTAGTCCACTCCACGGACCCCTTGCCGGGCTCCACGTAGCCGTCAGTGTCGCACATGCCCTGAACGAGCGCGAGGCGCTGCGAAACCGAACCGCGCAGGTAGATCTCCGGCACGAACTTGTGCCACGCGGTAGTGCCCATCAGGCCGAACTCGCGCAGCGCGCTCATGATCGGATTGGCTCCACGCCCAACCCCGGCGCCGAGAATCCAGGTGGTCGCATCCTTGCCCGCATCCGCAACGTGCTTCATGGTCATCCCGCTCGGCAGCGCAGCGCGCGCCAGCTCGGCGGTGTCGTTGCGACAGGTAATCAACACGCGCCCATCGACCGACAGGCCTCCGTCGCCCAACAGCACGCCCATGAGGTACGGGTCGATCGGGAGCGAGGCTTCCGGATACTGCACCGGCTGCGTCATGGGAATGAACCAGTCTGTAGAGACCCGCTCGCTGATCTGAGTGGCGGTAAGGGTGCGATACCCCTTCCCCTCGCTCTTGTCATACTTGGTGCGCACGGCCCACAGGTGCTCGGGATCGCAATCCGTCCACGAGTCGTCAGAGAAGGTCATGCGCATCATCGGGCGAACGCCCTGAGGGAAGATGCCTGTCACGGTGGTAGGTACGCCAGAGGCACTCATGACCTGGCCCCCCACGATCAGGTCGCCCATGGTGCGCCAGCCACTGGGCGTAAGAACGGGCTCAGTCAGGGGCTGACTCTTTCCGGCACCGGTGGGAAGCACGACAGCCAGGCGCGAGGCGCCATCCTCCCAGTCCTTCGTCAGGGCGGAGATGGTGGCTTCCTGGTAGTCTCTCATTTTCAACAAAGCGGACATGTGTCCCGCCTTTCATCCTCCGGGCCACCCGGTCCCGGTCGCTTCGATTGGGTGTGTAGCCAGTCTAACAGGTAGCTAGTAGGCGTCAAGCGGGAGGGGCGCCACCTCATCCCAGATCGACAGCCTCCGGATGTTGTGGCGGAAGTACGCCAGCACGTCCGAGCGGACGGCGGCGGCCGTGGCCTCCGTGCCGAACGTGTCCGCCCACCGCTGGACGTCCACCTCGTGCGTGTCGCCGAGCGCCTTCACCTTGATGATCATGACTACAGCTTCCGGTAGGCGCGGATGTGCTTCTGGACGGCCTTGATCAGGTCGCTGGTCATATCGTTGCCGAAGTCGACATCGGTGTACTTCTCCAGCCGGTCGATGAAGTCCTGCCAGTCGACGCGACCCTCTTCGGCGTACCAACCGTCGTAGATCTCTTCGGCCACGGTGTTGATCTCGTCCTGATCCATCATGCGAACATCTCCTCGAACTGCTCATCTGCGATGCGCTGGCGCTCGATCGAGCCCCGGCGGGTGAGGCCGCCGCCGTCACCGAGGAAGCCGAAGGACTTCAGCTCGGCCACCACGCTGGCCGGCGTCGCCGGCCCGCAGGTGGAGCCCTGGCGCATCGTGCCGATGTTCATCAGGGCTGTGCGGGCGGTGGCGCTCATCTTGGTCATGTCCTTAGTCTACCAGGTACCTGTTAGGTACTGTCAAGGGGCAAAAAAGAAGGCCCCCTCGGGGGCCTTCCAGGGCATCCGGACTCACTACGGCATCGCGGGAAGCGGGAGCCGGAGCAACGTGGTGGACGCCGTAACCCGCCACGGGTCGCTTCCCTCGGCCACCAGCAGCAGGTCCATCGTGCGACGGTCCCAGGCGGTATCCGTCTCCAGGATCTCCACCGCGCTGCCATCGTCCAGGGTGACCGTCCAGGCGTCTAGGTCGATCACGGCGACTGCGGGGCGGATGATCTGGTTCTGCGTCATGTCGAGCTCCCTCAGGTGGTTTCCCTCTTGCTTATAGGGAAAGTCTAACAGGTACATGTTAGGTGTCAATGAAAAAGAGGGGAGTGTCAGCGAACTGACACTCCCCGGCGGAGCTAGAGACAGCCCGCCTCCACCTCGGTCAGCTCCTCCAGGAGCGTGACCATGGTGTTGCGCGCAAGGGTGAACTTCTGCATCCGCCCCGCCTCGTCCCGCGCGAACAGGTTGAAGGTGCCGTAGTCCGCCAAGCTGCGGGAGTAGGCGAACTGGTCATCCACGAACGCCACCGTGAGCACCGCACCGCCGCGCTCGATCAGCGCACCCTCGGCGAGGAACTGCACGGCCATCGCGCCGAACTGGATGGTGGTGTTCATGGTGACTCCCTCGGTAGGTGTGCCCTTAGTCTAACAGGCACCTGTTAGGTGTCAACGATAAAGAGGGGAGTGTCAGCGAACTGACACTCCCCGGCGCTCAGTGCGAAAGAGCGTTCACGGGAGGTTGCGCCCATCCCGCTGCGGTGCATCCCCGGGATACCCTGGACGCTCCTGGTACGCACGAGCCATGATGAGGATCTCGCATCGCGCCGGCCAGCACCGCTGACACGCCGAGCGACCACCGTTGCTCAGTCGCTCGTGCGTCTGGATGATCTCCCGCTTGGCCGCGATGTCCCCCAGCACGCTGGCCGGGTCGTGACGCAGGATGTGCATGCCGGCCGAGACCGGCACTTCCTCCGCGCTGCCGATGGCGAACTGGGGAAATCCACGCCCGGAGAGTTCGGAAGGAAACTCCTCCCGACTCCGCAGTGACACGGCGCCCGCTCGATGGTCCTCGCCGACGAACTCCTGGGTAAC